GGCAAGCATGGGATCGGGCGCGGCCTCCCATATGCCGTAATACTGCTTGATGAACTCGGCGTTATTCACATGCCCCCCAGGATTGCTTGCTGCTGACTATGCCGACAGGTATGATTAGCGGAGTTTCGTACGGCAGCACAATCTGGCACTCTTCCACGATCCGACGCAAGGCCCAGTCGCCGTGATGGCTTTCGAACTGCCCTGCCAGTGAATCATGCACTTGCAGCAGAATCTCAACTTCCGGCAAATTGTCATCGATGTTGGCATAGGCCCTGTTAATCAAGCAGCCAGTTGTGGACTGTCCGATCCATGCTACAGCTTGATTGAAAATCGTCCCTTCAATCCGGTCGAAAAAGTGGAACTTGTAGCCAAAGACGTTTTGAATCCAGCGGCGTTTGGTAACTTGCTTTTTGACATCCTCCTGCCACTTTTTGATTTCAGGGCACATGCCATAGTACCACTTCTGGATTTTGTCAGTTTCGTGGACGTTGAGGCCGATGCGCGGCGCGATACCTGCCGCCGTGCCGAGATAGTTAGTCCCGTGACACAAGGCTTTGAACTGTCCGTATTCGAAAGGATGGCTGTCCTTGGTCATAGTACGGTCGTGGAAGTACTCCCGCATTACCTCAATGTAAGGCTTACGCTTGTTCTTGAAGTGATCCAGCATCCACTGGCAATTGCTCTCGCCAGTCACGACCCGCAGATCGGAGGAGTCCAGGTCAATGTCGAAGAACGTATACCCTGGGTCGGGAATATACAGGGTACGTATGTTTGGAAGTTCAAGACCTTCATCCTCAGTCTCCCCTCCTTTAGGGATATTCTGCAGGTTAGCCCCAGTACCGAAGGCGTTTTCCCGACTGGAAAAGCGGTAAGTGTCTGTACCGCAGACATTAAAGCTAGATCGCATTCTTCCGTCAGTGTCCAAGGGAGCTTGGATGAAGGTAGAATAAAAAACTCCCAGACTACGGAGTTCCGAGATTTTTCGCGTAACAGGTAAGAGAATAGGTTCGCGCGCTGCGATGCGATGAAGAGCTTCGTCATTTGTGGTTGCTCCACCAGTTTTCTTGTTGATGATCTCTTTCAGCCCCATTTCGCGGTAGAAGAAATCGGCCATTTGCTTCGGGGACTTGATGTTGATCTGACGGCCCAGGACAGCGAGCATCCACTGTTCGCGGGAGAGGACTTCCTGCTGGGTTTGCATGGCGAAGCGGAGACGCTCTTTCATGTCTACGCGCAGGCCACGGTTCATGGTTTTTAGTACTCGTGGGGCCAGTCTCTGCTGGAAGTCATCAACCTCCTGGACACCAAGCGCTTTGACGACGGAGCATAGTACTTCCTCAATCGCGAGGGTACGTACCGCATCAGTACAATTGTATATCCAGTACTTGTCTTCACCCTCGCCGGTCGGGCCTTCCGTCCAGTTGGTCCTGTCATCTTTCCAATAGAGGTGATCATCCAGGTACATCGACGAGAGGAAGGCAAGATTTTTTTCCAGGTTACTGAAACAGGAATGCTGTTGAATCATCGTGTCCTTAACAGAAGGACAGATGAAGTGCCACCAGCGGTAGAAGTACTGCGCGTCGTAGTTCCAGTTCTGTCCGACGATCGTGACTTCCCGGCAGAGTTTGTAAATGAGGAAGACAAGCTCTGCTTCCTCTTCGGCTGTCCAGTAACCTTCTGCTTTGCCGGATTGCATGAACGGGATGCAGATGGCGTCGGTTTTGGACTTGGCGAATGCGATGCAGCTGATATGCCCGGCGCGTGTTTCGATGTCGCCGCCAACCTTCATTTGGCCAGCTTCGGGATAGGCATATGCTGCGTCAATCATGGAGCCGAGGGAAGCCTTGGCCTGCTCGAAGGTGGGCCGAATCAGAAAGTTATAGGGAGTCCGCTTAATCTCAGGAAAGGCGGACTGTTTCTTGGCGCGTGCCAGGTCATGTACCAGTAATGGTCGTAGCTTCCATTGCGGCATGACCATAGCGGGACTGATGGTTGGTATGACCTTTTGCCCGGCCACCAGTGTGGATTCCATAATACTGCTTCGCCAGGAGGTTGCCCCCCATTCGCCCGTAAGCGCCCACAGAGCGAGGTTCCCGAACGTAATGACCACGTTGGGCTTGACCCGTTCGATCTCACCGCGCAGTTGCTCCACTGCCGCCACCACTGATGGTAGAACGTATTTACCGTTGTACAGAGTGTGAGCATGAGTGATGTCCTTTTTCTTGAGGGCGATGATGTTCTCGACCTTGCTGGCTGGGATGCGGTCTTTCATCACCATGGTGACGTAGCAGGACTCGAAGTAGAGGCCGACTTCCTGCAGCATCTTGCGGAGTTCGTAGCCGGGGCCGCCGACGAATGGGGCGGAGTTCAGCAGGTCCTGCTCGTGGGGGAACTCGCCGACGAGCATGATCTTGGCGTTGTGAGGTCCAGTTGGATGAATGGCCATTATGGCTGTTTCCCTTCATAAGGAACCTTGCAGCTGCCTTTGCAGACAGGGCACTTGGTGCTGTTGCCAACCTTGAGGGATTTGCCCTTGAAGATGGTGCCGGTTGCGTGGCAGTTTTTGCAGGGCATGGTGAGCTGGGCCAGCTCGGGGCAAGGGATAGCACTGGTGGAATCGTCCCAGGAATTTTCCATCACACACCCCCCATCAGTGATTGCAGTTCCTTCGCCATGCGGTCGCCGTCTGCCGCCGTACCGGCATTGACCACATCAGCAGGAACGATCGAGTCCAGGCTTTGCATACGCTGGTGGATCATGCTGAAGTATTCCGGGTTGAGTTCCAGCACCGTGGCTTCGCACTTGTACTTGTGGCAGGCAGGAACCAGCGTGCCGCTACCGGCGAATGAGTCCAGAACCTTGTCGCCCGCACGAACGCTGCGCACCAGGAGTTGCTCGAACAACTCGACAGGCTTCTGCGCACCGTGCGTCATGTTGGCGTCGGCGTAGCTGGTCAGAACATCAGGGTAGATCGCGGTGACTTGCTTCTTGCCTTTGATAGCGTAGAGCAGCGTTTCGTACTGGCGACGCGGGCCTTCAAACGGCAGTGGCACGCGACCGGAACCTGGCTTCGTACAAATGAATGGCGTGCGGAACACGTACCAGCCAGCGGCCTGCATCATGCGTTTGAGTTCGTGGAAATTGTCGATGTCGCAAAACACGTAGGCGTGCGCTTGCGGCTTCGCCACGCGGTAGCTCAACGGGCACCACGCTTCCATCAGGGCTTTCCAGTGGTCGTAATCGTCCTTGTAATGGTGCTCGTTGTTGGCCAGACGCCCTCCGCCGCCATCACCGAAGGAATCAGCCCCCATGCCATAAGGGGGATCAGTAAGTATGACGTCGAATGTCTCGGGCTGGCACGCTCCCATCCAGCTGATGCAGTTAACGTTGTGGGCTTTGTGAACACTAGCGTTGAAGGTCGTACCAACAATCGCTGCGTTCGCAAGGTTCTTTTCTTGTGCTTCGACTTTTTTGATAATCTTGTAAGCTTCATTGACGTCTTTCGCTTTCATGACTGCAGGGTTGTGCATGTACTTGCTCACGACAAGTTCCTTGCGGACGCCTTCCTGGTAGGAGCCTTCCGAGCGGCCTTTGATTTCCATCGCCGTGTCAGCGACGGTGTGCACGCGGCCTTCGGCTTGGGCTTGGGCGCTGCGGATGCGGTGGAGCTTTGCCATGGCGTTTGCGGATTCCTGCCACGTCAGCGGCGTGCGACGAATGTTTTCTTCGAGTTCCGCTTCTTCGGCTTCCAGTGGCGAGAGCTGGCCAAGTGTAACGTAGGGGATAAACCCTTCCGGTACGATCTGGTTGTTATAGCGGAGCTGCCCGCCCAGCATCCACATGTTGTCGATAGCCATGATGCGGGTTTCGCCAGCGACAAGAATGAGCTTGCCATCTTCCTCACGCATGACTGGCGCGTGCAGTAGCCCCTTGGCTTGAATCCCGGTGGACATTTCCTGGACGTGCATCGGGTCGAACACTTTGCGCTGACGGTCGGGGCGGATAACGATGTCAGTACGTTTGGCGAGTTGCATTTGCATTTTGGGGGTTTCCGAAAGTGGAAGTTAAAAAGCCAGAGCGACGAAGGCCCTGGCAGATGGTTTTTGATGTTGCGTAGCAGGGAGACAAGCTTGCATGGCCAAATGGCTTTCATGACTGGGGAGAACAAGCCGCCGAAGCGGCCCTGGGGTGTTACGCTTTCGGTGCAGCCTTTGCGGAGGCATCGCCGGTGGCGACGACTGGCGGTACTTCTTCCGCCGGTGGGGGCTCGATGGAACTTGGCGTATCGTTGATATGGTAAGCATATGCCACATCATCGATCGGGGCCGGCTGGCCTTCGTCCAGCAGCAAAACGTTTGGCTGTGCAAACTGGTTGCCGGCGGCGTCGATAACGCTGAGGTTCACGGAGTCGTCTTCGTTGACGGAAGCGAGCGTTGCCGCGAAGGGGCCATTGTTCAGGCCGAGAGACGAGCACGGCATAAACAGGAGGGGAGTGCCACGGATCATGATAGTTCCTTGTAGAGTTGTGGGGAGGGAGTGTTGCTGATCAGTCGTCGATATCGTCAACGGGATCATCGCCGACTTCATCGAAGTCAGCCTCTTCATGCTGCTCGATGGGAACGCCGCTGTCGTCGTCGTTGCTGTATTCACCAGCTTGCGTGTCGATCATTGCGATGACAGTATCGGAGTCGGAAACGGTGACGACTTGCGAGGGATCGTTAGTGCCGGAGACTTCGCCGGAGACGGTAACGAAGAGAAAGCGGAAAGACATGGCTGGAACTCCTAATGGCTGTTGTTGGGTGCCCCACTTTGGAATTGGCAGGGGCCTCCAAGGTCCGCTACGGCTGTTAGTGCTCAGGGATATTTCACCCATGTTGCCAGCCGCAGCTGCTTTACATCTTTACTACGTGTTCCCACTAACGCAGGGGACTCGGGCCGCTGGCTCTACACGACCGAGGGAAGGGCCTTCTAAAGCGATTGAGCCTTGAACGCCTAACATGCCCTTCCTCCCGTACTACACTGACAGTGCTACACGCACAGATGCCAGTTACATCTTCGCGACGCCCTTGACTTCCGCATACACATCCTCGCCATCGACGCGGTGCTTCACGTCGATCTTGGCCATCTGGCCTGGCAGGTTGTGAAAGCTGAACGGAACGTTCGGATCGTTCTGGCCGGTGGCTTCACGCAGCCGGCCCAGGCCGACGTTCTTGCCCGGCGACATATCCAGGCCACCTTGCGGCGTGGTGTCCAGCATGATGCCTTGCTTGCAGGTGACGGTATCGCGGCCGAGGTGTTCCTTGACGCCCTGGTCTTCCACCAGCCAGAATACGTCGAGGCTGATGCCGGTCTGGGTGCCGTCTTTCGACTGCCACTGGCGCGGGGCGACTTTCTCGATGACGCCTTGGTAGGTGCCGATAGGAACTGGAATGACCTTGGTGGAGTTGGAACCGGTGATGGATGCGTTCAGGAACTGATCTGGATCGAAGGACATGATTGACTCGCTTTAAAAGTTAGCTGGTTAGGGCTAGGTTAGGTAAGGGCTAGGTTGTTGCCGGGTCTACTTGGATTGACCGGACCCGGCGCTGCGGTAGGGAGAATGTATAGTGCCTATGGTGAGGGCAGGTTACAAGTTGTTTTTGTCAGTTCTACGAGGTCGGATCGCCGTTGAGGTCAAGCAAGTCGCAGCCCATGCCACAGCTGTTGATGTACCGTTGCACCAGCAATACGGCTTGCCGGGCGGTACTTCCGCAGTCCATTGCCACGAGAGCATGAGAGGCACCGGAGCCTGCGGCGGCGAATGGCCCTTCCAGTGGAAACGGAGTTGGGGAAGATTCGTACTTCCAGGCTGTGCCGTCAGGGTAGATTACAAGCATCCCTGCACCGGCGTCAGGATTGCGCCATTCCTGACGAAAGAGAGCGGGATCGGTGTTGCGCAGCCATTCTTTCATTTCCAGGCCGGTGGTCAGGTCACCGGTAATCCCGACAAGGCAATTGGCTACACGGAAGATCTTGGTGACTGCGATGATGCCGTCACCACATTGAGATTGACGGTCAGCGGCAAGTGTCTTGCCGTCCCAGGCTATTACGGTCATGATGAGCTTTCAGTTAGAGTTGGGTTTTGCGCGCGCGTTACAGCCGAGTAACGCGCGCATGGAATTAATCGTCGTCGTCCGGTGGCTGCGGATGCATAATCTCTGGATACAGCCCCAGCGTCACAGCTTTGATCGTTGCCCCGCCACGGCAGAATTCCTTCTCGCCATGAATAGAACCAGCGACCTGCTTCTCAACGGCCGAGCGTGGTCCGCTGAATTCGTAGATGCGAAGAACCCGGACAATATCCTCACCCGGTGACAGATCCTTCATCGCAAATTCGACAGCTTTTAATGCGTCAGCTACTCCGTCTTTGTAGCCTTCGCGTTTGCTGTCGTCGTCGGGATAGTACCCAGCCGCATCTGAGTACAGCTCTTCCAGATGCTTTTTGATTACCTGAACGACGTTCATGCGATCACCCCGCCACGGCTCTTCCATTTCTCGATGATCGGCCCGAAATCCGCCGGCAGTCCCTGCCCAACTTTGAGGTTCCGGGTCTTGACATCAGCCAGCGCACTGCCCGTATCCCAGGACCATTTCGTACCTTCGCGCACCGTAAGGATGACATCCGAAAACATCGGTGGCAGCTTCGGGCCGAGGGCTTTGCCGAGGCTGCTGAGCATGATCTTCGTGCCGCCGAGCACCGCATCCGTTTCGCGCTCGACATGGCTGATCAGCACGAAGTGGCATTTGAGCTGATTCGTCAGCATGAACAGCAGCGTTTCGACTTGCTTCTGGGCGATGCCCCAATCGGACTGGTTGCTGACGGCTTTTCCGCCGACGACCAGCCCCATTGCCGCGCGGCACAAACCGGCCATGCCGTCCATTACCAGCATGCGGTTCGGTCCCCAGGTATCGGTGCAGCCGAATGACTGCCCGGTGCGGTCGTCCTTGAAGTCGTTGAGCGCGTGTAGGATCTTGGTGAACTGATCATACTTCGAACGATTGGGGTCCGCGATCTTCGCCAGTGATTCCAGCGACATCGTGTTGACTTTGGTCGCGTTCGCAATCAGTTCCGTGAAGGATGCCTTTTGAGATTCGACCTGATGCCAGTGGAGATTGTTCGGGATCGGCTTGCCCTTGTCGGTGAAGTAGCCGAGCAGGGATTCCAGGCCGGGTTCGAGGCCGAGGTAAAAGACCTCAAGGCCGGCATCAACTGCGGTGCCAATGGCTGTGGTTTTCCCGGTTCCCGCAGGCCCCATAAGAAGGCAGTTTACGCCATGCAGAATTGAATCGACTGGCTTGCCTTCAGAGGTAATTTCGTTTGTCATTGCTATTCCTTGTAAAGTGAAAGATGATGCAGGAATTCCCTCTGCCAAACGGCATCAGGGAACGCTTCGGTAAACTCTTCATTCCAGCTCGTAACAATCGAGCCGTAGATACCCCGGCCATGGCTGCTTGGCGTAGGGCACTTCCTGCACGCATGCGTTATGAACTGAAATGGATGTGGGGCTCCGCCAGGCAAAGCCACAGGACACCGTGCCCAGATCTCCGCGCAATGCGGGCACACGAACCCGATACTGCGCGGTGGCTGCGTTTGATCGTTAATGACTTCCGATGCACGCGCAGCCGAGCCGAGCCATTCACCATCGATGATGAATTGCTGCTGGTACGGCCCGATGGCTTTGGCTCTGGACACGGCGGCTCCTGGCTGGGGTTAGTGCGGCTTGACGATCGTGAGGCCCGGCGGCAGGATCAGCTCGCTGCGCGGGTACTTGGCTTCCAGAGCCTCGGCATGAGCTTGGAACTCGCCGTTGATCTGATTTGCTGCCGGTCCCATGTAGGGATGGTGCTGGAGGATCATTTGCAGCATTGCAGCCATGTAGCCTTCCAGCAGCTGGACGCTTTCGACGAGGAATTCGTGCGACATTTCTTCGATCTTGCGGGGGGTTGCTTCAGTTGCCATTTCAATTTCCTTTCGTGAACAACGATTTAAAAGAGTCCTGCAGCTCTTGGCTGTCGGACTGCGGGGCCTTAACTTCAGGCAGTGTCGAAGGGTCGCTGCGGACGTGTCCCCAGGATTCCTCATACGCCGCGACTGTGGTTTCGGCCCTTGCAAGAGGGTCCCAGACACGGCGCTCGAAGTACACCGGCAGCCATGCTTCGGGTTCCGAGGACTTGCAAACGCGGGTGAAGCTGCAACCGCCGTACTCGGTACAGCCACCGTCGATAGCGTAGTCCCAGTAACCCTCTTCCCAGCAACGGATCATTGCTTGGATGTCACGAATGGTCTGGTTGTACCACAGGTCGATTTCGTAGTCCGAACGGTAAGTTGGGACTTCCAGGGTGTCATACTTGGTCTTCAGGATGCTGATGCCACGGACCATGGCGCCGGCGGCCTTGATCCCTTGCTGTCGCAGCGCCCACAGGTAGCCGGTGAACTGGCCACGCATTTCCCACTGCTTTGCCCAGGACGCGCCGAGACTGGAAGTGGTTTTTTCATCGTAGACGTAGATACCGCCAGCGCGATGTGCAACCATATCCGAGCGCCCGGTGTAGAGGATCGGCTGGCCGGTCACTGGGTGCAGGATCGAGATTGGCTCAGCGAACGAGAACTCGATGCCGCGACGGCCGCTGGCGAGGGTGATCGGGTCCGCGCCGTCATCGCCCAGAGGATAGCGCGAGAAGTAGAATTCCAGCGCACCGCACATCCGTTCGAGGGACTTGGCGCTGTCCGGCGGGCATTCGAAGTCGCCGTAGTGCTTGATCAGAGCGATCAGGCCGTTGGCTTCGGAATCTTCCGGCGACTTGTTGTCGACGTAGAAGCTCATCCGGGCAGCTTCGATGCCGGAGGCAAAGGCGCCGCCAGCGACGAGGTGGACGGACTGGGATTGGGGCTTCCAGTGCTCGACGTAGGACAGCATTGCTTTGCGGCGGCAAGAGCGCCATGCGGACAGGATCGTGCTGTCGATAGTGTGGGGGAACATCGGCCTGCCACGATCGGGCAGGCCGCTTGCTTCAGAGATTGGAATCACTTGAGTCTCCAGGTTTTTGCTGCGGTGAGTAAAGCTTTGAAGCTGACGATAGCCGGAGTACGCATGAAGCTGCGGTTGGCGGAGTACCATTCAGCAAGTTCCTGCTCGGGTGTCTTGTGCACGACTGCAACTTCCGATTTGTACGAACGGCTGTCGCTGACGGTTTTCAGGTAGCTGTTGCTGCTGGAATAGCCGCCGACATAGACAGTCATACCGGAGGAAACCAACTTGTCCAGGTCCGCTTTGTTTTCGGCGATAACCGCTTTGGGATTCTTCTGGATGAAATGCTGGTAGCAGGCTTCGCGCACGATTTCCGGCGTGTTGTATTGGGCGTATTGCAGGTCCGGGGAATCCGCTTCCATGAGTTCAGCAATTTCGTCATTGCGGCCGGTTTCAAACCACATTTGCTTGGTGATCCAAGCGAGGTCGAAACTGGTAACAGTGCGGCGGTCGCGTTCGAGCTTGAGGTGCTCGGGCTTGATGTCGTAGCCGAATTTCATTTCGGTCTCGCAGACGAACAGCCCCTTGACATAGAGCATGCCGGGCTTGTCCTTGAGGATCAGGCCGTAGGAAGTGTGGATGACCTGGCCGATGGATTCCTGCATCAGGAGACAGGAATTGCGAATGGCTTCGATGTCCTGGGGGGTGAGGTTATTGATGCAGAACGAAACCCCTTTTCCCTTATTGGTAGGGAGCTTGGTTTCCGTAATGCAGAGCAGTTCATCCTCAAACAACCGATTGTAGATAAACCCTGGGGTCCACATCAGATCGTTGTTGAGGACTTGCACAGGATAGCCAGCTCGGGTAAGCACTAGCAGGGCGATTTTGTACCCTTCGCCGAACTGCCCGATTTTGTCCGACGCTTCAGCCTTGCTGGTAGTGCCGAGCAACAAGGTCTTCGGCTCCAGTCGAGCATTACGGCTGGTGATCTGCAGGTAGTCTTGGTTGAGGTTGTATTCCAGTGGAGAGTCGCTGTCCAGAGCATTCTGCAACAGCTCACGGACAGCTTCCACAACTCCCCAATGCTTAACGTACCCCTTCGAAAGGGGCAGTTCGTAAACTTTTTCAAACATGGCTAGCTTTCATAAAGCAAATGGCTGTTATTGGGTGCCGGGGGCAGGAGTCGAACCTGCATTGTAGATACCTTCTCTCGCTTTGTGGGCTGAGTGACGCTCCTGTCCTACGCTTAGACGACCCCGGCAATGACTTTTACTTCAGCAACGATTCCAGCTTCAGCTGCTGTTCAGGCAACACACCGGACAGGATCTGCTGCGCGAACGAGCGGCGCAGGTTAGCCTTGTACGCCTCGCTGACAACCGCTTCGATTTCATCGTTGCGGGCTTCGTTCGCAATGGCTGGTGCCATATCCACTTTCATCAGCACCCATTTGTACTTGATGTCGGCGTTTGGCTGGATGTTGACGCCGGCGTGAACTTCAACGACCGTGGCGACTTTGAGGATGTTCGAAGCATCCACGATCACAGAATCGCCTGGGGCCACCTCCAGATGCGTGACGTAGGTATAGGCGCGATTGTCTACCTCGCGTCCATTACCCTTGGCCATGTTCTTTTCCCAGGTCGAGGCGGAAAAGTGCACCAAGATGGTCTTAGCGTCTTCGCGGAGCAGTGCTGCAATATTCTTATCCATGACTAATTTCCTTAAGGGGTTGTCTGGTTGTTACTGGTTACATCAACGAATCAAGCATCGCATCCGAGTCAATCGGCGCTGCCTTCGCTTTAGCCGTTGCTGTCTTTGCTTTGCTCGTGGTGCTAACTACCTGCGCGCCGATGCGGTCCTTGCGAATCGCGTCGATGGCTTGGCGCATTTCCTCCGTGGTGATAGTGCCGTCGCGGGCCTTTTGACGCCAGATTTGAATAGAGGACAAGATGACATCACTCATGGTAAAGGACTCCTGAAAAATGGGGGCAGAGGTTGCCCCCGCTTGGGGTTACTTTGGAAGACCGGCCAGCATGGCGCCCATGGAAGGGGCGGCTGCGGTCGAACCGGCGGCAGCAGCTTCAGCCGCGAGGATAGCATCGTACAGCGAACGGTCGATTGGCGCAACGATCCACTTGTACTTGAACTTGGCATTCGGGTCCAGGGGGATTTGGCCGATCGATTCGACGATGCCGACGGTCAGGCCTTTGGTGCCGAAGTCGACAACAACCGGCTGGCGGACGGCGATACCGACGACAGTAGGGTCGGCAATGTGCTCGGCTGGCAGCAAGTACTTATAGGTAAAGGCTTTTCCGGCGACAACAACTTGCACGGGGACGAACGCTTGGAGATTGAGTGGCATGAGGAAGACTCCTGTCTGAAGGTATGGTGGAGGTTAACGAACATTTTGCAGCCACTCGTCGCTGGGATTAGCAACGAGCTTTGTGCTTGGCACGGTTGCGCTTTTTGAGGCTGGCACGTTTTTGCTGTGCCATGCTGATGCCAGGACCTTTGTGGCCGTAGGTCATTGGGGCGAGGGTGACTTCGCCAGTGAAGGACTTGTGGACATCCGGCAGGACCGTGCGGAAGGCACGACCAAGCATAGCGGAGGAAGCGAGGGCCATTGCGACAGCAGCTGAGAGGGTGGAACCGATACGGGACATTTGAGTTTCCTTGAAAGTGGGGGTGAGTTTTGTGCGCGCGTTACAATGGAGTAACGTGCGCATGGAATTAATATAGCCGAGACAATGCCAGTAGTCACGCCTAGTTAGAGCAGTTCCCGACAGGGCTATGCCAGCAACAGCCGAGTCGTCGTCCGCGAGCAGGCCACGTACAGACATTGAAAAGCTTCCGTGCGATTGCGGTTCAGCAGGATGTCCTGATAATCCACAAACACAGTCTCGTAGGTACTGCCCTGCGCACGGTGGGCAGTGATGGCGTAGCCATACTTCACTTCATGGAAGATATCCTTCAACTCCCAGAACTTCTTCCACAGCTTAGAATTGCCTCGAGCGGCGTGCGCGAGTGCCTCGCAATCCATGCTGAACTCCGAAGCGCTCCGGGGATGCATAACCATCAACCGGATTGTCATGCCATCCTCACGGCGGCATTTCAGCTCAAACGCATGATACTTCGGGTGCCATGGGTGCGTGGTCGCAATGACGCTCTCAACGATGGCTTCGTCGTCCGTGTTCAATAGCGAATCCTCACCACGCTTGCACGGGGCCGTAGCGATGATACGATCGCCAATGAGGAAATTCCCCGGTATGGCCGTGGCGCCGAAGATCGCGCGCCGTATGAGGTCGTTATACTCATCCACGCGGACATTGCGCCATGCGATAACCTTGCCCTTCGAGCCATCGGCGAACGTGCCTTTCATGGCTTCCTGGTAGATGCATTCCTTGAACCCAGCCTTCGGCATCTTCCAGACGCCCTCACCGTTCGCGTTGTCGGACTTGATGACGATGCTGGGGGCAAAGCTCGGGATCACATTACGGATCGCTGTTACCAGTTTGAGGATCTGGTTATCATAGCGCATGATTTGGGTGAGTACGGCTTTGGATTCGAGCTGCCACACAGGGCTGGTGGCTTCACCGACTGGGGGGAGCTGCGCGGAGTCGCCGAGGAAGATAATCTTGACCTTGTGGAACTTGACGATTTCTTGCAGCAGCGCGAAGAGCCGCTTGTTCACCATCGAGGCTTCGTCGAGGAAGATGACGTCCAGGGAAGACAGGTCTTCCGGAGCTTCGCCGCCGACGAGTTCTTTGAGTTCGCCGTTCTTTTCGATGCGCAGGCCCAACAGACTGAAAATAGTGCAGGCCGTGCCGGTGATCGCACGGAGCACCTTGGCGGCTTTGTTGGTGGGCGCGGTGAAGGCAAAGCGGGCTTGGGACCGGGCACAGCGAGCGACGACTTCCTGCATGAGGAAAGTCTTGCCAGTGCCCGCGAACCCGGAGAGAACGAAGAAGAATTCGTCGGGGTCCGCGATGAAGTCCAGGAGGGCGGTCAGCGCGGCTTGCTGCTCGGGGTTGAGTTTGATGGCGGTGGCGGCAGTGGCTGTACCGTTGGGTGGGGGAGGCTGCACAGGTTCTGCCATTGCTACGATTTCTGGGCGAACCTTAGTTTCCCAGTCAAGGTCGGAAAGGCCGGATACGTCAATTTCAGTCATTTTTAACTCTCTTTTCTGTCAGGGCCACGCCCTGGATCGTACTGCGGTGGGACTACGAATTGCTACTTGTTGATGATAGGCCAGTCTGTGAGCGCGAGCGGTGCTTGCAAATCACAAACGCTGAGGTCGCGGAACTTGAGTTCGTCGACAGTCTCCCCGCCGTGCTCCATCTGGACGTAGCCTTCGAGATGTTCCTCAACCTGCAGGATCAGCAACGAAGGCTTGAGCCAGCGCTTCTCTTCCCGAAAGCGAGTCTTGCCTGTGAGGGTGCGGGTTATCATACCTGCACCACTATTGGCTTCTTGTTGAAGTAGTCACGCAGCAGCTGTTCAATCAACTGCGACTGCGCGCCAATCGGGATGCGGCCATCGACTTCTGAGAAGAGTTCCAGCTCCATCCGGGCGACAATGTCTTCCGGCAGGGAGATGTTTTTGCTGATGCGGCGGGTGATACCTTTAGGACGGGACATTGTGGGTTCCTTTTCAGTTAGGGGTTAGTGGTAATGATACGTGAGAGTAGGGCAGTGATCAAACGGCTAGGTAATTGCTTAGCCGGGAAAAGCTTTGCCGTCGCAACAGTCGAGTTCCCGAAGTCCCGTAGGGGGTCGTCTAATATCACGAAGCAAGGCTCTGTCCCGTTCAGATTCAAGAGCGACTTTGATCTCTGTTGGTATAAATCTTCCAGCAATATCTGTTCGATTGAGGGTAGTATATGCCCGTTCAGTCCACGAACATCTTCTAATTGCCAGGGTAATCGAACGAAGATGACCGCCCCGCTGCGCAGTGTGATACACGACTTGTCGAACCACTCGTAGAGAGCCAGATCGTTGAGTACGGAGGACATCGCCAACTGCGATGGAGTCGCGCCAGTCATGGCTTGGTCCGGGGGTCATTGGAAGGTTCCTTGGGAAGGGGCTGGGGCGCTGCAACTGGCGAGCGGGCGGCACGGTCCGCAGCGATGCACGCTTGACCGTAGGCGTGCACTTCCCGCTGAATCGCACTAGGGACCAGTCCGCCCAGGTTTTCGAGATTCAACCAGAATGGCAGCGGCGGCAACTCGCTCGCCTTGACCTTGGGCGCGGCTGGGGTAGCACCACACTTTTCGCAAACCGTTTCGCCTTCCGGACCCTCCCATTTATGGAAAATATGGTTGCAGCCGGTCACGCACTCGGGAGGGTGCGCGCCAGCTTCCGTGCAGTGGTAGTGGCACGCTGCGTCGCAGTCAGGGTGTGGCAGGATGTCCGCCCCCACTGGCGCAGCTTGTACAGCCACGCAATCCGCAATCCGGTTCTTGCAGGTCGGGCACTCGGTCAGCATGCCCAAGCATTCGGGCGCAGCTTGTACAGCCGGGGCAGTACGCAAAGCTCTGCGAATATCCGCAACCTTGGTATCGCGCCAAAGTTCGAGGTTGTCAGGCTGGATACTCTCAATCCAAGTTGCGGTAAGCTCCAGCGCTTCACGCAGCACAGCATCGGGCGCAGCTTGTACAGGTGCTGCCGGGGCAGGCCGAGCATTCGGGCTTGAGCAGTCCAAGCAATTCGTCAGGCCGCCAAGATAGTGAGGCTTCATGCCAGTGCCTTGGCAAGGCTCACAGAAGGCATCGCCAGCAGGTTGAATAGCTGCGCGCTCTGCCACCTCGATTTCCTCGGCGATGTAGTCGAACAGCGTTTGGCATCCTACGCCGGGCATCCAGATAGTGTCGGTGATCGGGCCGTTTTCGTCGTCGTTCGCCAGTTGCAGCGCTTCGCCGATCTTGCGCAGGATGGCCGCAGCTTGATTTGGGGTGGTCATGTCAGTCCTTAAATCGGTTAGTGATAACGGTCGCGGCAATTCCGATGAGGAAGCCGAGAAACAGCCAGTCGCCGGCGCTCATGGCTTGCCATTCTGCGCTGCTGTAGCGCCGGACATGTTTGCGATAGCTGCGTCAACTGCTTCGCGCTTTGTGCGGTAGGCGATCCCTTCGCCCGAGACAACCTGGTAATCTTCGTCTTCGTCCTGCTCCATCAACTGGTAGCCTTCGGCGCCACTCTTCGATGCCGGGATGGTGCAGATGAATAAGCTCCGGTCCAGTACGAAGTCCAGCCGTGCCGCATCCGTCAATCCCCGCACCTCGGTCGGCTTGGCCTCTTGTGATGCAAGGAACGCCGCGTAATTGTGCGCGCACTTGGCATATTGCGCAGGCACGCCGAAATCTTCCGGGTCGCAGGATTCGCGCAGCTTGCCCTGCAAGTCGGTCGGCTTGGCCTCTTGTGCCGCAAGGCGCTCGATTTCATCGACAGCTTTGGCCCAAAGTTTGGTGTCGAGCCACTGTGCATTGGCCAATTCTTCACGCAGCCGTTTTGAAATGTCGGTCGGCTTGGCCTGCTCTGGCTGGGCGGCACGCTTCCCGATATTGAATGCGTACTCGGCAAGGGCCGCACGGCCAGCATCACCACCACCAGCTGCGCCCCATACCTTGGCAAAGTGCGAACCGTGCATGCCTTCGTGGGCATAGCAACTATCTGTCGGCTCGCTGCTAGCCTGCGCAGGGGCGGCGAGGGCATCTGCTCCTGCCTTTTCATCCAGCTCTTGTTGATACTTCCGCAGGTTCTGGCTTCTACTGCGCCCATAGGTACTGTAACGGCTCATTTGAGTCTCCAGGTAGGGCATTGTGAGAGGGAGTGTGGGCCGCTGCAATGGGGGCAGCAGAGGATTTTGGTATAGGACATCATTGCCCCTTCACGTAAGTAACGCCATCATCACACAGGTACGAAACCTTCGCCTCTTCATACCCTGCCGCGTCTTCCTTGGAAGTGATCTTGCAGTTATGAGCTGATGCCCAGGCTTGCCATTGCTGATGGTTTTTTATAGCCGCCGTCTTATAAGCAATTGCAAGGCCAGTAAGCGTGGCAAACAGCAACAGCATCATACCAACAACTACAAGCCCTGTTTTGGTTCCCTCTGAGAGCTTCATGATCAGCTCTCCTCAACATCAAAACCCAAATGCTCTGCGCAGTCTTCGCAAATCTCTGCGTGGCTGTCCTGATACTTGCTCTCACGCAGCAACAGCGTGTCCTGCGGTTTGATGCTCGCAATCCAGCGATCCGCCTTCGTAGTGCGATGCGTCTGGCGCTGGAAGTAGCCCAGGAACTGCGTGTGGAATTGCCCGCAGCTTTGGCATTGCTGACGCGCGAACATCACCACGGCAGCTTGGGGCTGCCACTCCCGCTTGGCTTCCCACGAACGGACAGTGGCTTGGATGTGATCGCGGTCAGCTTGTGGCAGGCCGCCCTTGCTCAGGGTAAAGCGTGCGGCCTTTACGTCGTCAGCACGGCGCTTGTCCACCATGCTTTCGGTCAGGAGGTCTTCGAGGATGGAGTCCTTAGCCATGGTGAGGGCGAGGTCAGCATTGAGGTCTTCCAGGATGTCCAATGGGGAATCGGAAGTCTGGGCGGCGGTGAGAGCAGTTGCTGGAAACATGAGAGTGAGCCTCTTAAGAGTAGGAAGTAACGGCTTAGCCGAGATTGGTCAGGCGATTGATGAGACGCAGAATTACTGCATCGGTCTGAGAGTCGCAGGAATTGCGAATACGATAGCTGCCCAAAGCCTCAATCATACCTTCTGGCGTGCTCAGGACGGAAGATGAATAGGACTCTGCCAGCAGCTCGAAACTGTCAGCACGTTCCTGGGCAAACTTGAGGCTGGACTGCGCGGCCTTCAACTCCGCTTTCGCTTTCTTCAACTGCGCCGTCAGCGACGGAGCGGGCTTGCGCTTGGCTGGGGCCTTAATTTTAGCTGTTCCGGCTGCTGCTACTTGGTTGATCTGCTCGTTCAGGTTCATTTCAAGTTTCCTCTTATTCGTTAGTGAGTGCTTCGATTTGGTTTTCCAGCGCAACCTGGAGTAATTGCCCCGCATACTTCAGCATGCGATGGCGGATTTTGTACAGCTCCCAACTCGGGAGAGGTTCCTGGGCCTGAATACGCTTTGCGATCTTGCTGAAGTAGGTGCCGTCACCTGCTCCGAAGCCGCGACCGTTGGCTTCGAGGGTCCCAGCAACAGCTTTTTCCGACTGAGTTTGCCGGGCGTAGATCGCCAGGACGGAACGCAGGACAGCTTTGTCATTGTGCAGGAGCAGGATGCGGATAGATTCGCGGGTCCAGGGCGTGCTGCTTCCAGTCATTTGAGCCTCCGATTTCATGGCACCGCACAATTGCAGTGTCATCCAACTAGACTCTATTCTACGCGCGTATTACTCCCGCGTCCCACAGTAACAGCAATTATTCCTCTCAGTTATCCCCGAATTCCACGCGCGCGTTACAGCGGAGTAACGTGAGGGTAAAACTCCCCCCACTCTCCAGGCAACAAAAAGCCCCCAGCTATTTCTAACTGAGGGCTTTCGGCGGCAGGGGGAGGCTCAATTACCCCCGCCACAACTACTGAAGCAACCGGGATTCTCCCGGTGCGCAGCCGATTACTCGGTAGCGGCTTCCGCTTCGGCCGGCGCCAGTTCCTGGCCCAGACCGGCCAGCAACGCATCGCTGTCGATCGTGCTGCCTTTCTTGGTGCTGCGCGATGCCTTCTCGGCTTCCAGGCGCTTGACGATGCCGTCGAGCTTCGGGTTCGTGCGCAGGGCGATTTTCTCGGCGTGCGACTTCGTGCCCAGGAAAACCATGATGTCGGCTTTCGACTTGCCCGTGAGTTCGATCAGGGCCTTGGCCAGAACCGAGGCGCCTGCCATGCCGTTCGCGTCGCGCTTGACGTTCCACTCGCCGTTTTCCAGGCGAATCAGGATGGCATCGATAGCGATCACGCAATCTTCGACATCTTCGACACCGGCGATTTCGTCGCCCAGCTTCTGCTCGGCGCCGTGGGCAGCGAACTTGGCCATCAGGGCCGAGACGATGTTGTAAGTGCGGGTTTCGCCGTTGACGAAGTCCATGCGCACGACGACTTCGCCCGAGGCTTCGTCGATGGTGGAGGTCTTCAGCATCTTGCGTTTGCCACCGAATTCGACATCGCGGCCGTCATCCATGCGGACGGTGATGGTTTTTGCCGGGGCGGACGGTGCTGCAGCGTTTTCTTGGGTCATTGTGAGGCTCCATTATGGTTGGTGTGAGGTGGATCGGCTTTTGTTTGTTGCCGGTTAGGAACCCGGAGAATCGTTAGCCGATGGAATGACTATAGCGGATTCAGCGGGTTCTGGAAAAGGAATTTTGAGAAATCCGGCCAAGTTAATAGGGATAAGGAAATGGCACCAGTAATAAGGTCGGAGCGTGGCGTCACACTCAAAAGCACTGAACGATTCCGGGGAGTTGGACGGATCGTGCAGGATTTGGAAATTGCCGTGGCCCAGGACAACATGGCTGATGTCCGACCGGCCGCTGCGCCCCCCCATGATGTAAGGGGATAAGCCGAAGTCGAAGGTTTGCGGCTCATCTGTGTACAGAGCAATTGACAGCAATGACAGGTTGCGAGCGGCCAGCCAATCACGGGTTGCTTTGTAAGAAGCAGCAGCGTCAGTCCCGTCACCGAAGTTGTCCTGGACGAAGTGTGGCACCGCTTGAGGTTTCAGCCCCAGCAAGTTCGCAATGCACGTGCGCCAGCAATCCCCGATCAAGCCTTCGGAAGGCTCGTGGCGGTGGAGCTGCTTGTAAAAGCAGGAGGTGTCGGGGGTCATTTGCTTTTGCCTTTGACGCGGCCCTCAAGGGCATCCTTGATCCAGCAGTAATAAGTAACCGGCCAGATCAGGCACATAATGAGGAAGGTTCCGACAAGAATCCCCAGCGTGTCGTCGTCATCCACGAAGCCGTCGCGCTCTGCGTCAGTCGCGTTGAACAGTGCGTGGAGCATGTGGCCACCACAGACAACCATCATGATAATGTACAGAAACAGGAAGAGGTTCATTTCGGGGTCTCCTTGGAAGTTGGTTGTGCCGGACGGCTGTGGGTGCTGCCTGCGAGGTACTCTTTGTACGGAACTTTCTGGCCGTTGACCATGAAGCCCCAGGTTCCTTGGTACTTCCAGGTAATGAAAAGAGTCCACACGCCGCCGGGGGTTACAGATGTAATGTGGTGGAACATGCCGAGTGTGAGCTTGGCCGTGTCGCCGGGCAGGCGACAATAACGAAGGCGTCGATCCAAAGGGGTAAAGGAGGGGTGGCGGCGCTCTAGCCTGTCTTCCAAGTAAGCACCCCGCAGAATAATCGTCCGAGCTTCCCAGGGATGGTCATGGGTGTGCGGGTCGAGGTCTTCCCGCATGATGTGGTGCAACCGCACGGAAGGAAACCAGTTGCGCCAGCCAGTGCGAGTGCCTCCCTTGCCGAATTGATAGGGGTTCAGCAGCCAGTACCGCATCATGTAGAAGCTGCCATCAGTATCTTGCAGGTGCACATAGGGAGTAGCTGTTGCACGCTTGATGAGCCAGTCCACCACCTTTGGCCGCACCAGGAACGCGGCAAGCCGTTCCCAAAGCCATTCGCTGAGCCGGGCGATCATGCTGGCACCTCACGCAGGGTTAGAGCAAGCCCCAGCAGGCACAGCAAGAGGCTACAGATAGCCCCGAAAGTGAAGTAAGGCGCCTGTGGCGAGCCTTCCGTATGAATTTCGAGTATGAGGAAGAGCACTGCCAGGAATGCTCCGAGTGGGATTAACATGAGGTTGCCTTTCTTTTAGAGGGGGTTACAAGTCATCAGCGGCTGCTTTTGCTTCGCGCTCCTGCTTTCGCAACAGGCCGCGCCGGTCGAGTTCACGCCGAGAACGCTGGCGCGCGATTGCGTGTTCAACAGTCTGTCCGGGGTGCCAGTCCGCAAGGGCAAACGCAAGTTCCTTCGGGGTTGCAGTAGCAGATGCCCAAGTGGAAGCCGAGAGGAAGGCCACGCGGAATGATGCAAGGTCCGGGGGATGTAGTCGGGGCTTGTCGTTGTTATTGCTGTATCAGGGGGCGCGGGGCCGTGCATGGTAGCCTCATTCTGTGGTTTGGGGGAGTTTCACCCTCGCGTTACTCCGGTGTAATGTGAGGGTGAAACTCATAATTTCCCAATTTCCCCCAGCAGTCACGCCATTTTGCGCCAGCTCCTACCCGTTGCGATAGCTAGCCAACCATGCGCACGCGCCCCCGCACGTAGGGGCACGCACTCCGGCCCGCGCTCGCATCATGCCCGCATCACCCGCTGGCGCGTTAAAGCGGTTTTAAAAACAGCACCGGGCCGACGATTTTGAGCTTTTGCCGTTTGCTCTTCAGGGTTTTAAACCCCCTCTAACGACTAGTTGTTGCTTCAGTCTTGTGCGGGGTGCGCGAGCGATAAACCACAATTGGCTGCACGCGGAAGGGGTTCCTTACGAGGGTGGAATAGCTCCGGCCACGGTGCAACGGGCGGGGAGAGGCGGGTCGTTCGTTCGCATCCTGGGAAGCCCCCTATAGCTATTGCTAGTTGCTAACAGGCGCGCGAGGCAGCTGGGTTTCCGGGGCATGGAATAGCGGGCCGTGATGGCGTTTCCGGGGTGAGGGTAGGCATGGGTAGCCGGAGGGTTGCATTCGGGCCGTGGCGGCATGGTTCTGGCCCTCCAAATCGATGCCGTGACTCAACCCGAACCCGGAAACGGAGACGCCCGGAGCAAACCGGGCATCAGGCGCTAGCAACCACCACTAGCCGCGCATCTTCGTCAATGCGGCTTCGGTGATGGCATCGATTTCCGTTGCGCGGGAGGTAGCAATAGCGAAGCTGATTACGAGGTGGAACATTGCGGCAAGGATTTCCTCTTCGGAGACGCCAGCCGCGAGCATGCGGGCGTAGTCGTTGAGGAACGGGCCGCTGCCACCCGGAGCGAAGAGTTCACACTCCCCGGCGGTGAAAGCAGCGGCGCGAACGAGGGCGGAGGTTTCAGTGGTTTTCATGGCTAGAGTCTTTCATAGAGTTAGTAGCGGAAGCTCATTCCGATGCGTTTGTTGTGTACGATGACAGCGAGCTGGAGCGCGATCACGCCGTATTGGAAGGATTGGCGCGGCCAGCCAGCTGGGAGTGCGCGCGCGATGCCATAGGAGGTTAGGGCTGAGCCGATGAAATAGACGGCAACTTGCTTGTCCGAGGGGTGTAACCCCAAAATGGGATTGGTTTCCCACAAGCCGGGGGTTTTGCGAATGCTGCGGGTTTGCGCGTAGTCCGCGTAGAGCGACAGGGTTAAGTAGGTTTGCCGGGTTGTGTCGGAGTCGGACCAATCGCTGGTGATGCGGGGGAGCTCCGGGAGAGGCTGCGCCGAGACGAGAGCTGACCACAACAAAAGCAATGTGGTGCTGAGAATTTTTGCTGTGGTCATGATAACAACTCCTAGTGACAAAAGAGGTCGGTTTCTACGCTGGCGGTGAAATCATGCGATAGAAGAGCCATAATAATTGCGAGTGCTGCGGCAGCGTCTACGCGCTGATTGTAGACATAAACAACTGGTATGGAACTATCCGAGGCGGGCAAGCCAAGCTTGTCGAATTTGATTGCTGTGCAATTGCCATCGATTTGTTTGATCTGGTAGCGAACATGTGGGGTAGGCATGATAGGGAAGCTCCTATAGGGGGTGGTCGGAGTGTTTCACGTGAAACACTGGCCGGATGCGTTACGTTTAGCGGTTAGCCGGATTGGTGAGGATGTGCAGCGCGGCCTCGATAGACCAGCCACGTGCTTTCAAATACCGCGCCGCACGGTATGTGCCGAAGCTTCGCCCGAGTTGCCGCGCGTGGGCGATGGTCGGACGGCCCTGCGCATTGCGGATGCACAAACCGTTTGGGGTCCAGGTGCCGCGCGCGATGCCATCGCTATTGTAGGGTATGCGGGGCATGGTTAGGACTCCTCGGAAGGCGGGTTGTCGAGCATCACGATTGCGGCCTTCATGTGGTCGGCAACGGCCGTAAAATGATGCAGGGCGTACTCATTGATAGCGGCGCGCAACGTGACAAACGTGTCATTGGCTAGCGGCATGTTGCCCTGCTCGCATGCGCCCCGGAACACGCGCATGAGGGTTTCAATGTGCATGGGGCTGACAATGGGGTGAGGCACGATTGCGAGCGGGAAGCCGGGGATTTCAACATCCGGCGCGTAGGGTGATTTCAGAATGGCCTTGGGCATGATTGAGACTCCGATAGCTGAGAGAGTGGGAGAGAGTTCCATGCGCACGTTACAGTGGAGTAACGTGCGCATGGAACCCCGGCTAGGGTTAGGCCTTGGCCGCGCCGTTGCCTTTGCCACCGCGCTTTGGTTTGTCGGTAATAGGAGCGGCTGGCGGCGGCGTTTCGTCGTCCGGTTCGTTGTTGTCCTCGTTGTCACCGTCCTGGACATCCATGCCGCCACCGCTCATCAGGCCATCGAGCAATGCATCGCTATCTACGCCACTCGTATTGGCCGTTTCCACTTGGAGTTGCGCAATGACTTCGGCAATACGCGGGTTTTTGCGCAGGGCGGCGATTTCCTCTTTTGTTTTTGCATCGAGGAACGCCGTGATTTCAGCCCGCGATTTGGAGGTGATGCGCATCATTGCGCGAGCCAACAGGCCGCCCTTGTTGCCGGTGCTTTCGCCATTGGTGCGGGACTTGTTCCATGTGGAACCTTCGGGCAGGGTGATGCGATTGTACACTTCGAACACGGCATTGTATTTGTCGTCGATGGTTGCGGTGCGCCCGGTTTCAGGATCGCGGGCGATTGCCGCCGCATCGATCAACTTTTGTTTGAGGCCGTGCATCATAGCCTGTTGTTGGATGTCCGGCGTGAGCGCGTTAGCGTCAACGGTCAGCGCCATGCCATTGGAGAATGTGAGCGTGAGGATAGGACCGGCGATAGTGGCTGCTACAGCCGTTGCGAGTTTTTTGTTTTGTGCGGTTGCCATGATTGAGCCTCTTAGAGTTGTTGTTACGGTTGTGGGAAGAATTTCCCCCATAGCCCCACGCGTTAGGCGCTGGCTATGAGTGACGCTCTAATTATCCGGGTTAATCAGGTCATGGGCCGCACCAATTGGCATCGAACCGTATGCGCTGCCGCCGATGGAATCCCGGATATGGGCCATCCAATAGGAGGTGGCATAGTCGCTCTCATCGTTGCCCAGCTTTTCGAGGCACACATCGAGTGCTTTTTCGATGGTCTTTTGGCATGCGAGGATGGCTCGCGCTTCACGTTTGGTCATTTTCATTTGGTGCTCCTAATGGTTAGTGGTAGGCAGGATTCGCCCCGTTAGCCTCATGTTTCACGTGAAACACTGGCTAACGGTGAGAGTCTAACCGCGAATACAAATCGCCAAAGTTTCGCGATATACGGCCCATTGAGAGGAACCGCTCAGGTATGGGTTAGGAACATCAAACGCCCCGGTGCCCATGGAATCAAAATTGCTGTGGGCGCGTTTGTAGGCTTCGTATTCGCGTTGACGTTCGGAATGTCCGGCAACGAGTTCATAGCCATAGTCGGTCAGGTCGTAGGCGCCGTCATCTACGTCGATGATACCGGCCTTGGCGAGGGTATGGATTGCCCCGTTCGTGGCGTTGTGATGCGCGCCGATAGGCAGGGTTTCGTCAAACGACATGGTAGTGCATTGTGTCGAGCAATTGGCGTAGAGCGCGTAGAGTTCCTGCGGCCCGCATGCGGCGATGTGGTCGAAAATGCATTCGGTTGCGTGGTAGTGACGCGGCGCACGGATCATGTGGCCGATTTCGACTTGACGCTGGGATTCTTTCGAGAGTGGCATGGTAATAGCTCCTAATTAACGGTTAATAAGACGAACGATTGGACGGCTGAGGATGTAGCCGGTTACGGCGATGGCGATGAGAAGGAGTGCCATGTTAGCCCCGCTTGAACATCAGCGGTTGCGTTACATCTACGCGTTCCAGTTCATCTACTAAAGCTACTGTAGAGAATTCCGTCTCAATGGCACTCACGATGAACGAGCCACCTGCCTGATATCCCCGAGCGACAAAGTTACTGTCCTTGGTGAAGGGGATAGGATTACCGATAAAACAAAAAGCGGCACCTTGAGGCAAAAGGGCAAAAACAGTACGGGACATGGCGCTGACTCCGGCTCGGGTTGGAACGTTGTTTTGTTCGAGGAATTCATTATGGGCCATAACAATCCCGTCAGGGGAATTATTTTCAATCGTGTTGTGCATTGTCATCAGCGCCTAGGGCATGGGCATGTTTTACCCTCACGTTACTCCATTGTAATGTGCGCGCCGAACTCCCCGGCATGCTCCAGGCTACCGAAAATCCCCTATCCCATTCGAACCGGTTTGGATGGCTCACCACGCCACGCAGCCCCCGGTTGATAGGAACATACCAGCGCCTCGGCGTTCGTGCCATGGCGGAGTTTTCCCCTTTTCAGGCATGGTTATTGCTAGAGCCACTGAGTCTTATATAAGAGTGAGGGGCAGTCTTATACATGAGTTAAAAACTATGGGCATTGCCAGGATGGTAGCGTGGGGCTATCGGGGCATGGCTCGACCACCTGGACAGTCCGTGTTGTCAGAGTGATAACGAAATGGGTAAACCCGGCGCGGCTGAGCTACGGGCTACCATTAGGGAATGGCTATCAGAGCGGGGGGGATGATAGTCACGAGGGGAGGGGTGACGTGATGCACTAAAGTTGCCTATCTAACACTGCGCGCGCCCGCCCACACGCGACTAACATACAACTCGCAACTAAGTCAATGCTATCAATCCGGCACAATCGATAGCCGAGCTACCCTATCAACTCTCGGAATCGATAGCATTTTGCCTCATAGCTATTGCCTATCAGCATTGCCCACACGCGCCGCCCCGTTCGCATAACCCCTTTTATGTCAAATGCCCCAGCACGGTCGTGCGATAGAGTGCGGCTATCGCGGGCCAGGGAATCGATAGTGTGAGCGCTGCCCGCAGCGAGGGGGGGGGGGGGGGGGGGCGCCCGGGGAAGGGAGCATGTGGGAGGTGGGGGAGGGGGAAACACTGGGCGCTGATATAGACGTAATGCATCTCCCCAGATTTTTTCAAAATTTCCACAAGAGTGTTGTCTTTTTGACCACTCGCTCCCCTCTCAGTTATAGCTATTCCACCCTCACATTACTCCGGCGTAACGCGCGCACAGAACTAGCTATAAGGAACAGCAAGTCGTGGAGAGCGAATGGCTTTTACCCGTTAACATTACTGAGCCGATTGCAGTATGCTGTAACAGTTCCCAGTTCACGTGTTGCTGTTAATTGCAGTCCAAAGGAATCTCAGTGCATCCCATCGCAACTAGCAGGAGCTTCCATCATGGCAGGCGCACAGAAAATTGACAAGGTTCACCATATCCACGAGTGCATTATTAACGATATGATTGCAGAGCCGACCGTGACGCAGCTGGAGCTGTGCAAACGCTTTGGCTACACGCCGGGCTGGATGTCCAGGCTGATTAACAGCGACAGCTTCCAGGCTCGCTTGGCCGAGCGTCGGCAAGAGCTGCTGGACCCGGACGTGAAGAAGAAGTTGAACGCGCGGCTGGAAGCGGTTGTGGCGCAGTCGATGGATCACATCCAGTCCCGGCTGAACTCTTCCGAGGCGAATGCCGACTTGGCGCTGGCGAGTCTCGGCGTGGCGGCAGCGGGCTTGGGCGTGCTCAATCCTCCGAAGCGGTAACGGGGTAAAGCCATGGCTGAAAAGAACCTGCTGTCGGAAGCTGCACAGCGTATGATTGATGAGCACCGGGCGGAGAAGCTGCTGGAGGAACTCGTCATGGCACCGGTATGCCTGACGCCGGATACGCCGGATGCTTCCCCGTTGTTCGTGTCGAAGGCAGCTGCAAAGGCTATGACACCGCGCAAACCAGTCTACCACCCCGATGCGATGGTGCAGCTCGTGATCGACCACCCAGAGTACACCCACGAACAATTCGCCGCGCACTTCGGATACAAGGCTTCGTGGTTCGCCGGGGTGCTCGTAAGCGATCGGTTCCAGAAAGCACTCGATCCGCGCCGCAGTGAGTGTTCGAATCCAATGCTCACCGGCACGATGCAGGATATGTTCCGGTCAATGACGGTGCAGTCCCTCGTAGTGCTGCAAGAGCGACTGAACGATCCGAAGGCGAGCGAGGACTTGATTATCAAAGCGATTACCGCTGGGGTCAAGGCGCTTGGCATGGGTACTCCAGGGGCACTGCCTCCACCGCCGGAAGCTCCGCCAACGCTTGACCAGCTAGCGGCTCGCTTGTCCACTCCGAAGCAGATCGTTGCTACGGAACCGGCACGTGACTGGACAATCGAAGCTACCCTCAACGAGATTCCGCAATGACACTGAAGCAGACAAAGATCACGCCGGAGCTGCTCGAAGGCTTCGCTGCTCACTACATCTCGCCGCAGTACGATGATGCGCAGCCGACGCCTCAGTTCCACCGGGATTGCTGGGGGCTGTACTGTCAGCCGTTGCTGCAATGCGGGGTTGCTGCCCCGCGCGGGCATGCCAAGACAACTGCGCTGACGACGGATTACATCTTGGCGGAAATCCTGTTTCGGAGTGAAGAGTACGTTATTCTGGTCAGCTCCAATGAGGAAATGGCCATCGAGCTGCTAGGCGACATCACGCGGGAGCTATCAGACAATGAAGACCTTATCGAAGATTTTCAGATTAAAGGGTTCCTCACTTGTGCCAAGACCGACATCATTGTGGAATTCAAGGATGGGCACCAGTGTCGGATTCTGGCACGCGGATCTGGCCAGAAAATGCGTGGACGTAAGTGGCGTGGTAAGCGGCCGGGTCTCATTGTCTGTGACGATCTGGAAGATGATGAACAGGTTGAGAACATCGAACGTCGTAACAAATTTCGACGCTGGTTTTATCGCGCTCTCAAGCCTGCCTTACGTAAGGGCGGACGGCTGCGGATACATGGGACCATCCTGCACGAGGACTCCCTTCTAGCCCGCTTGATGAAAGACAAGACCTGGCACACGCAGTTCTATCGCGCACATGCTGGGTTCGATGACTTCACTGACATCTTATGGCCAGAGCAGTTCTCGGAAGAACGCCTGCGCGGCATCCGTCAGTCCTTCATCGAGCAGTTCGACAGCTCCGGCTACTCGCAAGAATACCTGAACGACCCCTTCGATAACAGCGAGGCGTACCTGCGCAAGGACGACTTCATCGAGCAGAACGACGACGAGAAGCAGCTGCCAAAAAAGCTCAACGTGGGCATCGACTTCGCGATCAGCAAAAAGCAAAAGGCGAACCGGACCTCGATGACAGTCGGCGGGCAGTGCGCGGGCAACCTCCTGCACATCGAGGATCAACACGTCGGCCGCTGGGACCTGCTGGAAATCATCGAAGAAATGTTCGACCTCCAGGCTCGCTATGAACCGGAACTGTTCATCGTTGAGGACGGCATCATCTGGAAAGCGGTGTCGCCGGTACTCAACGCGGAGATGCTCAAGCGTGATGTCTACCTGAACATCCAGGCCATCCTCCCGATCAACGACAAGAAAACCAACGGTCGCAGCTTTCAGAAGCGAATGAAAGCAGGAGCTTGCCGCTTCAACAAGCAAGGTACATGGTACGCCGGGTACGAAGCGGAACTCTTGCGCTTCACTGGTGACTCCGATGCGGTGCTGGACGATCAGTTTGATTCCACGGCGCTGCTCTCACGGGGGCTGGAAATGGCGAAGATCCTGGACGAAGACGACTTCGCCTCCGAGGAAGAGCTCTACTCCCGTCGCCGCGACAAGCCTGAGAATTCCGGCCGCAACAAACACACTGGCTACTAGCCGAAGGAACTTCCATGGCACATAATGTGAACGAAAACAACGAAACCGGAAGCGCGGTTAAAACGCCGAAGCTGAAGTTCGCTACGCTGCTGGACTCGCCGAACATCGCAAAGGAACTCCCGCAGGATTACCTGGACGTGCTCGGCGCACAAGTCGTTGAAGGCTATCGCACTGACCGTGCGTCGCGCAGCGAATGGGAAAAGAAAAATGCTGAGGGCATCAAGCTGGCGCTGCAAGTCACCGAAGCAAAGAGCTTCCCGTGGGCAGGCTGCTCCAATATCAAATTCCCGCTGGTTACGATTGCCTGCCTACAATTCCTGTCGCGGGTTGCCATCCTGACCAAGGGCCGGCAGATCGCCAAGTGCGACGTTCTGGGCCTGGACCCTTCCGGCGGCGAATACAAGCGTGCACAGCGCATCCAATCCCACTTGAGCTTCCAGCTCCTGGAAGACGACGATTCCTGGTTGGACGACGATGAGAAGGCGAAGTTCGCTTCGAGCATTGTCGGCTGCGCTTTCAAGAAAACTTTCTTCGATTCCGTCGGTGGCCGCAACCAGTCGCCACACGTACCCGCCGCGAAACTGGTAGTCGACTACTACACCAAGGACATCGACAAAGCCAATCGCGTCACGCATGAACTTGACATGACCCCGAACATGCTCAAGGAACGTGAACGTCAAGGCGTGTTCCTGGAAGTGGACTGCGAACGGCAAGACCTTCCTGTCACGAGCGAGCTGCAGCAAGTCCAGGATGAAATCCAGGGACTCTCCGCTCCGGCTGACGAAACCCTCGGCATCACCTGTGTGCTGGAACAGCACCTGTGGCTGGACCTCGATGGCGACGGCTACCAGGAACCATACGTGGCTTACGTCACCGCTGAAACCGGCCAGGTCCTGCGCCTCGTTGCGCGCTTCTACGACAAGGGCGACGTCTTCCGCAAGAACGATTCGCTGGTGCGCGGCCTGGAAAACGACATGCTCGAAGCAGGGGACGTGCCGGAAGTCCTCGCTCGCTACAAGTCGGAAATCAAGAAGCTCCAAGAGGCGTCGGATAACTACATCCTGCGTATTGAGCCGCTGAAATACTTCACCAAAATCCCGTTCATCCCAAGTCCTGACGGCGGTTTCTACGACCTGGGCCTCGGCGCCCTGCTTGGTCCGATGAATGCTGCGGTCGACAGCCTCGTGAACCAGCTCATCGACAATGGCACCATGCAGAATACTGCCGGTGGCTTCCTGGGACGCGGCGTCAAGATGAAAGGCGGCAGCAGTGGCTTTGCCCCGTTCGAATGGAAGCCTGTCGACAGCACCGGCGACGACCTCCGGAAGAACATCGTGCCGCTGCCGGTGCAGGCACCTTCCAATGTGCTGTTCCAACTGCTCGGAATGCTCGTTTCGTACAGCGAGCGCATCAGCGGCAGCACAGACATCATGTCCGGCGTAAGCCCTGGCCAGAACACCCCTGCGGAAACCAGCCGCAACACCGTCGAGCAAGGAATGAAGATCTTCTCGGGCATCTACGGCCGCCAGCATCGGGCCTTCCGCCGCGAGTTGAAGAAATACGTCGAACTCAACCGTCTGTTCCTGGAAGACAACGTCGAGTACTTCAACCTCGTGTCTGGTGAAGGCGCAATGATCGCCCGCGACGACTACCAGAAAGGGAAGTTCTCCGTGCGGCCGTCCGCAAACCCTGCGATGGCGAGCGAAACCCAGCGCCAGCAACAGGCAATGTTACTGCGTGACGCCGCGAACAGCACCAGCGGCTACAATCGCTACGAAGTGGAGAAAAACTTCCTGGAAGCTTATGATGTTCCGAACATCGACGTTATCTACCCTGATCCTTCTGGCCCGCTGGCCATGCCTCCACCAGTTGACGCCAAGATGGAACTGGAAATGAAGAAGCTGGAACTCGCAAACGCGAAAATGCAGGGCGAAATGCAGCTCGCTATCGCGAACTTGCAGGTCCAGGCCCTGCTCAACCAAGCCAAAATTGAAGAATTGTCGGCGAAAGCCACATTGGAATTGGCGCAAGCTGAAGGTGTCGATATCGGCCATCAACTCGCTGCCATTAACGCCCAGATCGGTGCAGCCAAAACGCACCAAGATGGGATTTTGGGGGCTTTGTCCCTGATGCAAACAGCTATTAAAGCTAACCACGATATGACTAAGGAAAAAGATGACAAGCCAACAGCTAAAACCTGAAGAAATTCGGGAGTGGAAGCAGCATCCGGCCACACAAGCGTTTTTGCGGGACCTGAAGGACCGGGAAGCTGAAGGAAAAGCGACCTGGGCAGCACAGCAGTACCAGAAGGAGACGTTGGAAGCCTCGGCACTGGCGAATGCCACGGCACTGGGCGGAATGCAACTCCTGCAGTCATTGATTGATTATTTTGAAGAGGAAACGGTATGACACAAGCACAAGCACAAGAATCAGTCATTAAAGGCTATCCAGGATGGCGTGCTCACAAAGGCCCACACTGCGACAACACTTCGGGCTTCCGCGCAACAGGCCATCGCTTGCTGCTCCTGCCGGACGCTGCGGAAGTAACCTCTGCCGGCGGCATCATCATGACCGCCAAGGTCCTGGCCCAAGACGAATCCAAATGCGTCTGGGCTACAGTACTCGAAATCGGCCCTGACGCCTGGTCCGACAAGGGCACGGATTTCTGCGATGTCGGCGACCGTGTCCTGATCGGTGAATACACTGGCAAGTTCCATACCAGCCCACGCGACGGCGTAAAGTACCGTTTCGTGAACGACCTGGACATCATTACTCCGCTGGTTAACGAGTAGTCATTCTGTGCGCACGTTACACGGCTGTAACGTGCGCATAAAACTATACCATTAGAAGGAAACTGCCATGTCAGTAGCAATCAAGCAATTCCCAGTAACGTTCCTGCCGCGCGCACTTGCCGCGCCGATGGCCTTTGGCAATGAGGAACTTGTCCCAGGTAATGAGGAACTGGAAACGGAAGAAGCCTCCGACGACGCGGAAGCCGAAGCCCAGTCCCAAGCCGATGCCGCCAAAGCCGACAGCGAAGCCACCGAGCGCCAAGCCCGTGCGCAAGGCTGGCGGCCTGAAGCCGAATTCAAAGGCGATGGCAAGTGGGTCGACGCCGCCACCTTCGTCGATCGCGGCAACAAGTTCAAAAAGAACCTGGAAAAAGAAGTCGCCACCCTCAAGGAACAAGTCGCGGCTCAGAAGAAAACCAACGAGCAATTCGCGGTCTTCCACAAGGAAGCGATGGCCCGCAAGGAAACGGAACTCTCCGACGCTATCAAAGCCGCGAAGCTCCAGCGCTCGGAAGCAATCCGCAACGGCGAGGACGAAGACGCCCTGGCCCTGGACGATCGCATCGAGACCCTGCAGGAAGAAAAGCTCAAGCTCAAAGCCGAGCCGGCGAAGGAAGTCGAAACCGCCGACCCCGACAAAGCGGCTGCTACGGAGCGCCAAGCTGTACTCGATTCCTGGATTGAAGACGGCAACGAGTGGTTCAAGGAGAACCCAAAGCTGCGCGCTTACGCACTGGCTATCGGCCAGGAATTCCGTGAAGCTGGCGACAACGCCGTGGACCGCAAGTTCCTGGACAAAATCAAAGCGCAGATGGAAGTCGACATGCCCGAGAAGTTCCGCAAGGGCAATCCGCTGCGCCACAAGCCCGGCAGCGTCGAAGCCGGCAGTCCTGGCACGCAACAGCAACAAGGCAAGACCGAACGGGACCTCCCGAAGCAGGACCGTGAATTGATGCAGAAATTCGTCAAGGACGGTCTGATGACCAAAGAAGCTTTTCTCAAAGAATACAACTGGAGCTAATCATGACCCAAGACAAAACCCCTGATGTTACCGGCGCTGGCGAAGTTCCTTCCATGCTGTCGAAGCCCGCTGCTGGCCTGGAAGAACTCGGCCGTATCCGTGCCGAAGCCGCAGCCGAACGCGCTAGCCGCAATGACTCCGAGCGCCCAGTTGCCTCCCGCAGCCGCCGCTCCAACCTGGGCGGTGCCACGCTCAAGCTCGAAGTCTTCAAGTCCAACTTGCCTGGCTTCCACCTCTACTGGGAAAATGACGCCGATGCCAAGATCGAGCGCCTCCTGGGCGAAGGCTTCGAATTTGTCACCCCTGAAGAAGTCGGCATGCAACGCCTCACGCACCGCGTCGTCGCCGACAGCGACCTCGACAATCGCGTCAGCAAGCACGTAGGCACTACCGATGATGGTAAGGCGATGCGAGCGTACCTCATGAAATGCCCCAACGACATCTGGGAAGACATCCAATACTGCATTAACGACCTGGCAGACAGCCGGGATCGAGACATTCTGGAATCAGCCTCCCGTGGCAATGGCGATCGCTATCAGCCAAAGGGGTACGAAACCAAGGTCACTTCCGGCACCCGCCGCTAGCGCATACGCGCTGCTGACAGCTCCGTAGCCATTCGCTCCACCTTCCAAAACTCTTAACCAAAGGATGGCACCATGCCTAACTTGAACGCCCCCAAAGGCTTCTCCCCTGTGAAGTACCTCAACGGTGCGCCATGGAACGGAGCTGTCAACGTGTACTACATTCCGTCCACGGACGCCCTGATCTACAGCCCCGGCGATGCCGTGAAGTCCCTGGCGCAGTCCGATGCCAACGGCGTTCCCGGCGTTGTCAAAGCTGCGGGCACCGACATGCTGCGCGGTGTGATCGTCGCCTGCTTGGTCACCCCTCCAAACGGCCCTTCGCTGCTCGGCACCAGCCTGGACCTCGCAGTGCAAAACATCCCGGCCGCCAAGACCAAGGCGTACTACGTCCTCGTTGCCGATGATCCGAATGTCCTGTTTGAAATCCAGGATAACGGCCTGTCGGTTATCGCCGCTACCTCGATGTCGAAGAACTTCACCTTCACCGTGGCCAATCCGACTGCGCCGGGCCAGAACAGCGCCTCGGTGCTCCTGAATTCCAGCGTGGGCACCGCAGCCACCCTGAACCTGCGCCTGATGGGCGCCGTGCAGCGAGACGACAACGACCCGTCGCTGGTGAATGCCAAGTGGCTCGTAAAGCTCAACATGCACGAACTTTCGAGCGCCACCGTCGGCATCTAATCAATAGCGGCTGGGGTATTCTGCCCTGGCCGCAACAACAACTGAAGGAGCAATATCATGGCTGGTGGCATCCAAACGACTGCAAGTTTTCCCAAGGGTCTCTGGCCCGGTGTGAAATCCTGGTGGGACAGCGCAGCAAAAGGGACCGTGGACTTCCACACCCTGATGTTCAAGAAAGAAACCTCGGACAAGAACTACGAGGAATACGTCCAGGCCGTGGGTCTGGGCATCGCTCCGCGTAAAGCCGAGGGCGCCCCGATCATGTTCGACTCGATGCAACAAGGCTTCACCACTCGCGGTACGAACGCCGCGTATGGCCTGGGCATCATCACCACGCACGAAGAGCTGATGGACAACCGCTACCTGAAGCTGACCAAAGGTCGCGTCGAGAAGCTCCGCCGCTCGTTCCACGAAACGAAGCAGATCAACGCCTCGAACGTGTACTCGCGCGCATTCACTGCCGCGTATGCCGGCGGCGATGGCGTCTCGTTGCTGAACGTCGCTCACCCGAATATGTCGGGCGGCACCTGGCAGAACAAGCTGTCCGTGGACTCGGCGCTCTCCCAAGCGGCTGTCGAAGACATGATCATCCTGATGATGCAGTCGCGCGACGATCGCGGCTTCATCGAGCCGCTGTCGGGCAACCAGCTCATCGTTCACCCGAACAACATCTTCAATGCGCGCCGCATCCTGGGCACCAAGCAAGCTGTCGGTTCGAACCAGAACGACATCAACCCGCTGTCGACCGACGGCTACCTCAGCGGCGGCGTTGTGTCGAACCCTTACCTGGCCGGCACCGGTCCGTGGTTCATCACCACCAACTGCCAGGACGGCATGATCTACCAAGAGCGCGAAACGCTCGACATCTGGGAAGACAACGACTCGGACACCCGCAACTACAAGGTCGCGGCCTATGAGCGTTACGTGTTCCTGTGGGCGAATCCTCGCGGCCTGTTCGGTTCGAACGCTCCGTAAGTCAGGGCGCCGGGCTGCAGTCCATTCTGCGCGCACGTTACTCCGCTGTAACGTGCGCGTAAAACTATCCACACAAAAGGCATACTGTCATGTTCACTTCGACGAACACCAACTTCCCCGGCGGCGTTACCAATGCCGCTCCATATCAGGCCATGGCAGAAGCTTGCACGCCTGACCCTTCGTGGTCGCAACTCTACCACAACGAACTCAATACCTTCGTAGCGACGGACTTTACGACCACGCTCGTTGGCACTGGCACCACGGCACTGTCTGCTGAAAGCGGCGGCGTGTTGCTGTCCACGACCACGGCAGCAGCTCCTGACGCCAACTACTACCAGCTGCCGGTAGCGGGTTTCCAGATCACCGCCGGCTCGCAGCTCTTCTTCAAGTACCGTGGCAAGCTCGATTCGCTGCTGTCGGACTTCTACTGCGGCCTGATCGCAACGTCCGCCACCCCCCTGGCCGCCACCGAAGGCCTGTTCTTCTACAAGGCGGCTGGCGCTGGCACCGTGGTTCTGCGCAGCACCATCGGCGGCGTTTCGGTCGATACCCCACTCGGCGCTGGCAATGCAATTGTTGCCAATACCTGGTTCGAGCTCAGCTTCTACTACGACGCAACTGGCAACGTGGCCGCGTACTTCACGCCTACCACCGGGCCTACGAAGCCGACGTCGCTGCAGCCTAAAGGCTACGTTGCCCGCTACTCCCCGGCAGCTGGCTTCACCGCCGCAGTCCTGGCGCCATCCTTCGGCTTCCGCAACTCGACCGCAGTAGCTCGCACGTTGCGCACCGACTACCTGACCGTTTCGAACGAACTCAACTAACCCAAAGGGGCCATCATGGCAAATATTTTCAATCTGCAAACTCTGCTCGATGGTCCCCGTAATGTGGTGATCAAAGTTGATGGCATTCTGGACACCAGTGATCAGGCTTCTACGACGATCGCGGACCCAGCCCTCATGGCCGGGATCGACTTCTCCGGGGCACAAAAAGCTCTGAAGCTCCGTCTCAAGGAAATCGACTTCATCATCGAAGACGCCCTGACGGTTAACCTGTACTGGGATGCCACCGCTCCAGTGCTGCTGCAATCCTACAACGGTCGCGGTGATGCCTGCTACAACGACTTCGGCGGCCTCAACAACAACGCCGGGGCAGGCGTTAACGGCAAAGTTCTGCTCTCCACGGAAGGCTGGACTGCGGGCACCAAGTCCTTCTCACTCGTTCTGCGCTTCATCAAGACCCAAACGTAAAGGAACCTGCGATGGCCTCGACCCCAAAACCAGCTGTGAAGCGTTCGCCGAAACCGCAAGGCTCTCGCACGGAACAGCACAGCAAGTCCCGTCTCAAGGCCGATTTCGGCGGGATGTCCAATCTCCTGCGACCGAAGCCGACACTCCGCGCCACGACCAAGCCCCGGCTCAAGTAACAGCAACAGCAACAACAGCAAGGAAAGGTTCTTCAAATGGCTACCAGCGGCACTTACGCTTTCACTGTAACCCGCGACCAGCTGATTGAATCAGCCTTGCGGACGTTGCAGGTCTACGGCATCGGGGATGCAATCCCTGTTGAAGTTATCACCAACGTGGCGCAAGCCCTCAACATCTGGTGTAAGTCCCTCGTCAAGAAGGGCTTGCTCCTGTGGTGTGTGCAGGAAATTACCGTTCCAATGGTCGCGGCACAGTCCGCTTATCCAGTTGGCCCTGCCAGCGGCCATCCCCGCCCACTCCGTGTTACCGATGCGTTTCTGCGCACGACTGCATCCGACACGGACGTTCAACTCACTGTCACGAGTCGTTACGATTACGACACGCTGGGCCTCAAGAGCGCCGAGGGCATTCCGAATCAGCTCTTCTACGATCCGCAGCTTGTCAATGGCATCGTGACGCTCTACAACACACCTGTAGATGCTTCCACGGTACTGCACCTCGTGATCCAGCGGCAAGTCCAGGACTTCAACCTCTCCACGGACAACCCGGACTTCCCGGAGGAAGCCATCCAAATGCTCAAGTGGGGTCTTGCTGATGAAATCGGCATGGAGCAAGGTGCACGCGATGCGGTGCTCGACCGCGTTAATGCTAAGGCCCGCGCCTACATGGAAGAGTTCGTGAACTGGCAGCAGGCTCAAGAAGCCGCTTCCGTGTACTTCACGCCTACCCTCCCGAGCCGTTCCCAGGGGGGTGCGCGATGAGCGACCTCCGTCTTCCCCTGGCGCAGCGCATTACTTCGCGCGATGGCACTCTGGACAAAGACTCCTACATGGCCAACATGTTCCGGGAGGAATCCGAAGGCAAGGTTGAAGCGGTAAAACGCCCAGGCTACTCCTTGCAGGCCACTTTCGTCTCTGACACTGGCCAGGGCATGTTCAGCATGGTTACGGGCAACTACGCCGTTGTTAATGACACGATCTATGATATTGACTTCGGAACTTCGGATGTGATCCCAGCTACCACGATTTCGGACTTGCCCTACGACTTCATTACGAATGTAACGTTTGGCCTGCTAACCATCACCATTGTGAAGAGCACGACTGGCTTGTGGTACTTCGACGGCACGACTGTTACGAAAGTTGTAGACCCTGACTACCCCGCTTCCACTGTGCGCGGCATCGTGCTCCTAGACGGGACTTGCTATGTGATGGACCTTGAAGGCACTATCTATGGCTCGGCCATTGATGACCTTACGAGCTGGAGCGCTCTGAACTTCATCGGCGTCGACCAGTCCCTGGGCCGTGGTGTGCGCTTAGTGCGCCACCTCAATTACTGTTTTGCGTTCAACGACTTAGGCTTGCAGGCCTTCTACGACGCCGCCAACGCAGCGCCGGGTTCGCCATTGCTGCCGGCTGGCAATGCTACGTACCTGATCGGCTGCGCCCACGCCGGAAGTGTCGTAGCAATCGATGATATGGTAATCTTCATGTCGAAGGGGAAGCAACGGGGGCGCAGTATCAGCGCATTGCAAGGGCTGTCCCTCATCACGATCAGCACTCCATTTGTGGACAAGATCTTGAATCGCAGCACGCTGGACAACGTCATTTCCTTTGGGCTCAAGGTATCCGGCCATAGCTTTTACGTCCTGACCTTCCCAAGCCTCAACATCACCCTTGTTTGCGACCTTGTCGCCCATGACTGGGCCGTGTGGACCAGCGGTGCAGACGAATCTTACTTCGCAATGGGCTTCTACCTCAATACCAGCACGCGCGACTACCTCCAGCATATCACCACTGGCAGTGTTTACCAGATGTCTCCGCTGCTCTACCAAGATGCCGGCGTCGCAATTACCTGCCGTGTACGCACAACTCCTTACGATGGCCAGACGACGATCAACAAGTTCTTCACCGCATTAAACTTGATTGGCTCCCAAGTCGCAAGTACTGTTTCTGTACGTTACTCGGATACCGATTACCAGTCGTACTCAGCCTACCGCCAAGTCGATATGAACAGTGATCGCAAACAGCTTCGAGGTCTGGGCCGCTCCCGCCGCCGGGTGTTCGATGTGAAGCACATTGCGGACACTCCACTGCGCTTGGAAGGTATGGAGTTCGAACTCTATCTGGGTGATTCGTAAGTGTAATTCGTAGTGCTCAGTCATAGTTATTCCACCCTCACGTTACTAGCGAGTAATGTGAGGGCAAAACCCCTTCCAAACTGCCTTTCCTTCTAGAAGCTATTATGAAAAACTTCCTTCAAATTGCCGGTGGCATCAACACCAGCCAGTTATTGCTTGAACTCCACCAGCATCCCGAGCTGTGGAACGCTAACCCCGCACGACTTCGTCCTGGCAGTCCGCATGAACACAGCGACGACATCTGGGTACGCGGCAACGATGAAAACCCTTTCATTCTGGCGGGCTCCTACGAAGGCTTCACTGCCGAACACGATTCCATCTGGTACCCAGCTTTTTATGCCCTGCCATCCCTCCGCCAGCTCGTTTTTGACTTGGCGCGCCGTGTGGAAGCAGAGCGTATCGGTGACATCCTGCTGTGGCGTGTCCAGCCCGGGCAGGAAATCAAACCGCACGCGGACTCCAGCTGGCATGTCGACTACTACGACAAGTTCAACATCTGCTTGCAATCCAATCCAGATTGCGCTTTCATCTGGCCCGAAGAAGGCGAAGTGCTCAAGGAACAGCAGGGCGATGTCCACCGCTTTGTCAACACGACACCGCATCAGGTCGTGAACCTGGGCAATGACGACTACATCGTGCTTGTTGTGTGCTTGCGCACGCATGATTACAACCGTTGCTTCAAACCCTTGGTTAGCGGAGGTGTCCAGTGAACCTCTCTTCCGATTGCCAAATCCGGCACCACTTCGCAGACGGCCAGTACATCAAGGAAACACGCATTCCTGCTGGCTACGAATTGGGCAAGCACACCCATGCTTTCAGCCACTTCAGCATCCTCGCGGAAGGCTCTGCCATCCTTACCGTTGACGGCGCACCGCAACTGCTCAAGGCTCCGGCCATAGTCAACGTTGCAGCAGGCGCCATGCACAGCATCCGCGCCCTCACAGCCATCACATGGCTCTGCACTCACGCACTGTCGGAATCTGAATTCGATACCGACCCTGAAAAAATCGATGCGATAATCATCGCTAAAGGAGCTTGAAATGCCCTTCGCTTATGTCGGAACAGCTGTAGCCGCTTACGGTGCTTACAGCAGTAACAAGAATGCCAAGAAAGCTCAGCAAGGGCAGAGTGCGGCAGCGGCTGCTGCTGATCCCTTCGGCTCGGAGCGGGATGCCTATCAAACTGACCTCAAAACTCTGATGACAGGTCAGTTCACCCCGACGGACCCTTCGTACAAATGGCGCTTTGACCAGGGCATGGAAGGTGTGAATCGCGGCGCGGCTGCTTCGGGCTTGCTGCGCAGTGGCAATCGTCTCGCCGCGTTGCAGGACTACGGCCAAGGGCAAGCCTCCACTGAGTACGCTAACCAGTACTCGCGGCTTTCGCAGCTTGCTGGAGCTAACGTGGGGTCTCCCGCTGCGGCCGGTCAAATCATCCAGGGCAACCAAGCGAACTCCGCTGCGGGCTGGCAAAACCTTGCGAACAAGGCCGCGCCTATCATTCAGAACTGGTGGAGTGGCCTCAACACTGGTGGCGGCTCCGGCGGTGGTGGGGTGGAAACCTCTGGCTACGGTGGCGCTGGCGCCCTGTTCTAACCTTCTAGGAGCTTGTAATGGATTTCTTTGGACTACTCGACCAAGCTGTCGGGGCCAACATGGCGGGCCAGCGAGTGCTCGCGGACCTCGACGATAAAAAAGCCGACATTGCGATGAAAGAGCAGCAAGTCGCAAACTCGAAAGCAGTCGGTGCTGAACGCGAAAAGAGCGCGCGCAATGACAACGCCCTGGCAGAATGGCTGCGCTCGGACTCGGCACTGCAAGCGGGCGAAGCCGATGCCGCTTTCGATACCGCACAGCAGTTTGTGCGCGCGAGCAAGTTCGCGGCGGAAAGTGGTGATTTCGACGGTGCCAAGAAAATGGCAGAGCTTGCCTCTGGCCAAATCGGCGTGGCTGGCAAGGCCCAAATTCAGAAGGACAAAGAAGATGTCAGCACCGCGAACGAGCTTTCCGTGGCTGCGCAGAACGCACTGGAGGCGCCAAGCCCCGAAAACCACAAGGTGCTGGTGCAGAAAGCTGTTGCCGCTGGCGTCAACCCGGCGGATATTCCCCTCCCTGGCACTACTGAGTATGCCAGCTTCGCAAACCAGGCCGCGCTCGGCGCTATGAAAGGACAGAAACGACTGGAATTCCTGGAGAAAAAGCGGGAATTTGACCTGCGGACGAAGGAGCGCAAGGAACAAGAAGCCGAACGTAACAAGGATCGCGACGAAGCCCGCAAGGATCGGGCACTGGCACGGGAACGAGCTGATGCTGACCGCGATGCCAATCGCGATATCCGGAAAGCTCTTGCCGACAGCGTGATCGAAGCTCGCACGGCAAAGGGGGCAGCGGCAACTGCTGGCGGCCTCGACGCCGATGGCTTCGCCGTGAAGCCCTCTGCCACCCTCGAACGCCAGACCATGATGGTTGTCAACGCCGCGAACGAAGCCGGGCAGGCCCTGACACGCATGTCCAAGATGGACACCGGAACTCGTATTGGCGTGTTTGCGCACCTGGACGATCCGAAGTCCATGCTCAAGTCCCTCCAGACCACTGGCGCGAACAAGCTCTCCAACGAGCAAGTCCAGATGATGCAGGCCAATGTGCAGATGCTGGGAATGGAAGGAGCCCAGGCCATGGCCGCTCCATACAAACCAAACAAAGAACAGATTTCAGAAATGCGTCGCGTAGTGGAGCCAATTCCAGGGGACACTGGCTGGACTGCAGTGTATCGTATGGCTCTGACAGCGGATATGATGAAAACGCGACTGGAAGCTGTGCCAAAGTTGCGGTCAATGGATCATGCCCGGACAAGCGCCGAGAAGGCATTGAATAACTTCCCTTCGGCGCAGCAAGTTTATGAAGCTGCAAAAGCTCAGGGCATTAAGCTCAAATTGCGGAAGCCAAAACAGACCTTCATGGAGAAGCTTTCCAGTCTGGGCAGCAACGACGACGATCCAGGCTTTGCCCCGGCGACGCCAGAGCCAGCTGCGAAAGCCCGCCAGAACCTGCTCGATGCCTACCCGGCCCACCCGTAACAGCAACAACTGAAAGGAATTCCCGATGGATATCGAAGAGGCATATGCAGGACTGGAAAAGGCTCACGCCGCTGGTGATCGCGCAACGGCACAGCGACTGGCGGATTACATCCGGGCAGAGCAAGCCAAAGTCCCGAAGGACAGTATCAGCGCCGTGCCAGTGCATCCGGTGGAGGCCGTAGCCGAAGCCGCGAGTGGCTGGTCGCCCTCCACGTGGTTCCAGAGCAAGGACCCGAAGGAAATGTCACTCGAGGAAGCTGCAGGGAAAGTCTCCGGTGGTGCGGCTGCTGGTGCTGCCGCCGGTGCGGTGATGCCGGGGCTGCTCAAGGGCGCCGGTAAGCTCGTGCCGGGAGCTATCGGGAAGTTGCTGACGGGGCTGGGCGAGGGCATGGGGGCGCTGCCGCTCAAAGAGCGCGTGGTTAAAGGTGCGGGCGGCGGTGCTGCAATGGGGGCTACCGAGGCTCTCGGGGAAGCTTTGGGAGCGCCACCAGCATTGACTGCGGCCGGTTCGCTCGTCGCGGGAGGCACTGGTGAAGCCGCCGCGAGCTTCCTGACAAAGGAAACCGGGGCACTGCTGAAATTTGTAGGGAATCTGGGCTATGGGCACACTCCTGGAATGGCCCGCGCGCTTGGCGGGATGCTTTCGCCGAACAAACAGCTCAACGAAGCGACAGCGCTGAAGCTGCAAAAGAAGCTGTTCGGGGACAAGACTGGTGGCTATGTCAATGGTTTGATCGGCAGCGAGCACCGTGTGGCTGCGCAGGAAGCGCTTCGCAAGGCCGACCCGAGCCTGCTCGCGGGGCCGAAAGCTCCGGCTGGAGGCCTACGCCCGATGTGGGAGAGCTCGACTGGCGAAATGGAAAGCATGGGCGCACAGAGCATGGGGCGGGATCTTGCCGCAGCGACCGGGCAGCGGACTCCTCCAGCAGGCTTTGCTCCGCCGGGGCAGCCACCACTGCTGTCTGGAGCTGGGGGTCCGAAGGCAAATCCGCTTGCGGAGCCAGTGCCTTTGCGTGCACAGATGAAGCCGGAAGCTGAAACTGCCGGGATGGCAGCTGGCAAAGCCGGGGCTAAAGCCAAGCGCACGGCGGCGCAACTGGAAGCGGAGAAGCAGGAAGCTGCAGCAGCGGAGGCAGCACTCAAACCGGCGAGTCAACTGTACCGTGAGCGGCTCTACCAAGGAGTTACGCAAGGCGTAAAGGAAGGCAAGACCTTTAGCTCTACGCCGGAGTATGCTCAGTTTCAGAAGGAGCTGGAGCATCAAGTCACCATGGGCAGTGTCGGTAAGGCTGAAGCAGCGGAGTTGCTGCGGAAGTTGCGGCTGGACCGGGCCAAGGGCAGTGGCAATGAGCGGGTGCTGGGGGATTACGCGAAGATGGTGGATGATCAGATCCGGCAATGGGGCAAGCCAGCCGAGGGCGCTGCAGCTTCAGGAGCCGCTGTGATTGACCGCCAAGTCGCAGCGGATGTCCGCTCGGCACTGCAACGGAGCTTTAATGGCTACACGGAGAAGCTCGGGCTGGGCAAGGTGGAGCAGCAATATCGCAAAGCCTACAGCACGGAAATGATTGCGCAAGCGAAAGATGAGCTGCCGCACTTTTTGTACAAAGGGTTCGGGAAAGAGAAAGAGTTCGCCAAGATGGTGCGGAATCTGGAAAAGGATCCTGAAGCCAAGCCATTTATCCAAGCCACGTTGGCGCGGCATCTGGCAAATCAGGAGCCGAAAGCTATTGTTGGGGAGTTCGAGCGGCTGCAAAGCGTGCTGGTTAATGCGAAATTGTTGAATCCGGCGGATCTGAAGCAGCTGCGGAGCGGGGTTGAAGTAGTTAAAAGTACGGCGGAGTCCGGGCTGAAGCAGAAACGGATGGTTACGCTGCGGAATATGATGATGATGGCCATGGCTCGGAAGGCTGGGATTGAGGCTGGAGGGGCTGCCGGAGCGGCCGGGGCAGCAGAAGCAGAAGAGGAATAGCAAGTCGCAAGTAGCTGTAACGAGCGGAGCGAGAGTAAAGCCATTAATTGTGGCCGGTCTCCCGCTCCGTTTCCACTTCAGGTAGCGGCAACTGTTAATAGTGGCGGTAGCACGGTAGGGCTAGCTGCGGAGGCGGACGCGGAAATTGGAGGGTGGCTGGGGGCAGAAGGGGCTGGCACCGGGGGACTCTCGCATGCGCTCGGGGCCGGGGCCGGAGTTTCATGCGCACGTTACACCGGAGTAATGTGAGGGCAAAACTCCCCATGCGCCCCCCAGCCTCCCCGGCCCGCGCGCCCCCTATTAATAAGAACAGCCAGCCAGTACCGCCCCGGAGCTAGCCGCCCTCAACCCGACACCCAGCCCGAGCGCCAGCAGCAGTGGGGGGGTGAGTCAACAGAATTAGTATAATGTGGACTGGGGGTCCGTGTCAAGATCTTCCGGCAAGTTGTTTGTGCGCGGTGCCCGGCGGGGCTTCCGGACCGGGACTTGCTGCCACAGCCAGCTCCTGCGACTCTGCAGCTGTCCCCTCGATGGTCTTGGGCCGGGGCAGCTTGAGCGGGAGACTGCTCGCTGCTCCGGTCGTTTTTTCATTCCATGCGCACATTACTCCGGTGTAACGTGAGGGCAAAACTCCTAACTATTCCCGAAAGTTGCGTACCATGGCCTTCAAATTCCCTCCATGCCCCCCGCTCGATCCGTCCGGCTTCGGTGCGAGCGTGTGGCAACAATGGTTCGATGCGCTGCAGAAAGCAATCACCGCACCAACAGTAACATTTGGCGACCTCACCGTGGGGAAGTTCGGCGCTAACGGCGCGGTCCCCCAAGCCGCATACGCGGTCCCTGCTGCTGCGGTTGACCCCGCTACCACGATGGCCCTCGCGAACGCGCTGCGCTTGGCCCTCATCGCTAACGGCACCGCCGTTTAACTAGGACTCCCGATGCCTTCCAAGCCCTCTTACGTTTCCGGCCAGTGGAACTTCACCTGCGACCTCTGCGGTAAGCTCGAAAAGTCCGGCAAGGCCATGAAGACCTGGGACGGCAGGTACGTCTGCTCCCGGCACCGCGAAGTCCGAAACCCGCAGGACTTTGTCCGAGGTGTCAAGGACGACCAAACCGTGCCGTGGTCTCGCCCTGAACCGCCGGACCAGTTCATCACAATCCAGTGCACGATGCAGTCCAACAATGCAATTCCTAGCTACGGTGTTCCAGGCTGCATGATCCCGAGCTACGTTAACACTGCTTTCACACCTGTTCTTCCTTAAAGGAACCCTGCAATGAGCACTCGCTTCCGGGACTTCGATCCTACTACTCCAGTTACCGCTACCTGGCTGAATGAAATTGATGACCTGAAGGTAGGATTACCTCTCCCCAGTGGGGCGGCCCTTTTTGGCTTTTTGCAAGCCGGCACCGGGGCCACTGCTCGCACTGGTCAATCCAAGCTGCGGGATTCCGTTAATATCAAGGATTTCGGGGCAGTCTGCAACGGCGTTACCGACGACAGTGCAGCAGTACAGCTTTGCGTTAACCATTGCCTGACATTTGACCCACCGGCTGTGATGGAGGTGCCGGGGCCTACAAAACTCGGCAGCTCCATCAACATTGACCGAACAGTTGACGGAGCTGCTTGCAACGCCTTCTTCTACATCGAGGGTCGAGGGACTGGAGCTTCTTTCCTGGTAACGGCGGGGCTGACAATGTTCAGCAGCACATTATCAGCTGGAAATAACCCGGCCTCTCAGATGGTGTTTTTCCAGAACATCACCTTTCGGGCCTCCACCCCATCGCTACCAGCTTACGCAGTGGACGGTAATAAGTTCCTGCGCATGATGTTTAGTGGCTGTGTATTCCACCGAATCAAAGCTGCCGTCTCAACTTGGTATCTGCAAACTTGGTACTTCCAGCAGTGCCGGGCCTATGGCTATTTGGGCACCTTCTTGTCCAGTACCGGCGGTGCCTATGACGTAAAGCTCAATCAATGCTGGGCGGAAGCCGGCGGGGAATTCCTGTATCTGGTCTGCAATGATGCGTTCAGCCCCGACCCGGTATTGGGATGTTCGGTGACAAATTGCCTCTTGCAGTCCCTCACCGGCGATGTAATTACAGCTGATCGTTGTCAAGGGTTAAATATCAGTAGTAACTACTTCGAAGGGAATGGCGGCGTCGAAATGAAATTCGATACTGCACGGAATGCCGCGAACCTTACCCCCAATGGGGCGATTACTATCACTGCAAATATGATTTCCCCCACAGTAGCCAACTATGGAAATCCAGCTTACTACCCAATTCGTTGGGGGCGTTCTGTAAATGGCTTTGCCACTGGTAACTATCTGGTAAATGGCTCGAATTTGCATTTATTCGTTGCCACTTCCCATGTAACTCTGATTGGGGACGTTGGTGGCTTCGCTGGATTATCCACTCTGGACTTTGTTTATGCCGCTGGTGGGTATATTCAACCTGGGACTAACGGTGAACGGCTGCGATCATTGCGGGGGTCAGTCAGTGCAGTCGGCGCGCTTTCCACCGGAGCTGGGTTTACGGTAGTTCGTAACTCAATTGGTAATTACACCATCACGTTTCTGACCACATTTTCAGCGGCTCCGTCAATTACGGTATCGGCAATTGATTCCACAGGTGTGGCGGTTTCGGCCGCAGTTGGAACTACCACGGGAACAGCTAATATTGTTTGGAGGAATGCGGCAAGTGCTCTTGTTGATACTGCATTCCATCACATCATCATGGGCCCAGCTTAACTCACCACTTAAAGGAGGCCAAAATGGCAGATCTACAAGAAAATCAAGAAATCCTGAAGCAGATCAATCAGCAGGTTACTATCATCAAAAATGACCTGGAAAAAGTTTTACAAGCATTTCCTGCCGGTGATACCGACGGCCATCGGCGTTATCATGAATCGGTGATCGAATGGAGGGAACTGCGAAACAAGATGGTCCGGGAAGCCTTTATCAATATTGCCAAAGTCGGGGCACTTGCCGGAGCCGGCATCCTAATCGGAGTGTGCTGGAAAGCACTGAAGATTTCTATCACGCAAGGGTAAAAGGAGAAGGTCATGCATGCAATGAAAATGTCATCGGAAGGTCGCAAGGCGCTGATCCAAGAGTTTGAGCAGTGCCGACTGGAAGCTTACCCAGATGGCGGCGGAGTGTGGACTATTGGCTGGGGGCATACGGCTGGAGTGAAGAACGGCCAAACCTGTACGCAAGCGCAGGCCGATGCATGGCTGGAAGCAGAAGTGGCTGACGCCGAAGCAAGTGTCAACACGTATGTTCGCGGGTGGCTGTTGCAGGGGCAATTCGATGCACTGTGCTCGCTGGTTTACAACATCGGAGGGAACGCATTCCGCAAGAGCACGCTGGTCGCGAAGTTGAACGCAGGTGACACTGAAGGTGCTGCGAAAGAGTTCCTCCGCTGGAAGTTCGACAACGGCAAGGAAGTGAAAGGACTGCTGCGTCGGCGCGCGGCTGAGCAGAAAATGTTCCTGGAGGCTACGTGAACTGGCAACCGGACTGGATGCTGACAATCCTTGCAGTCGCTGCAGGGTTTGTCATTATTTCCTTCTGGCGCGCGCATAAGAAGCCAGGCTTTGATTTCAATGTCTTTGACCTGATCATGGAGAACGGGAAGGTCAGCAAATTCGCTCTGGTATTCATGATCACGTTCGCAGTTAGTACTTGGCTAGTAGTGGTGCGGGAACTCAAGGGGACACTGACCGAGGGGTTCTTCGGAATCTACTGCGGGATTTGGATTACTCCAATCGTGACGAAACTGTTAGCGGATAGCAAAGGAGACAGCGTAGCAGGGACAGTAACAACAACCAAGATGGAAACAACCGAAAAGGTGACGGTATGATTATCGGATGGCAGGTGAAAGCATGCGCGGCTGTGGCGTTGAGCGCTGCAGCAGTAGTAGGGTATGATTGGGTCTGGCAGCGCGGGTTTGATCGGGCGACGGATGCCAGGGCCGCGCGGGATGCCGTAGCCGCAATCACGAAATTGCAGGACAACGTAGCAGTAACGGCGGCGACTGCCGCAACAAACACTTTTATCGAAAGGAAGGATTATGCGGAACTCAAGCCTGTTGTCGATCGCATTGCTGCTAGCAGGGTGCGCGTCGGAAAAGCAATCTGTCCCGCTGCCGGACCCACCACGAGTGAAAGCACCGGCGGCAGCGACGAGGGAAATCCCGCCGGCCGGCTGGTTCGAGACGACATTGAGCGAGATATTAAGTCGTTAAAAGTGAAAGTGGAAGAGGGGTTCGCCACAGGGCGGGCTTGTCAGGAGAGGCTGAAAGCTGAAGGCTTGATGTAGCGGGGAGGGTTCTGTGCGCACGTTACAGTAGAGTAATGTGCGGGTGGAATTCTGATGGCTGAGTGGGTGAGATAGAATTATCGGGGCATGAAATAGCGACCCCACAAACGGCGGGAGGCAATAGGGATAACATCCTATTGCCTCCCGTTTTGCGTTGAATGGCGGTAGGCTCTACCCCCATAGGAATCGATTCCCGGAATCTCCCCTCACCCCCGAAATGGCCGCTCTGTGTTGGGGAGTTTCACGCGCACATTACTCGCCAGTAACGCGCGCAAGGAATCCGCATCCAACGATTGAAACACCTGGAAAAGCCGCTGCATATCATCGTGGTACTGCCAGGAACGAAGATATTCCTCGTTGCACCGTCGCCATTGGGATGCACTCATGCCGGTTTGGGCTATGCGTTCGCGCTTCGAATGGGCCGCATACGCCGCGCACATGGCCCCCTCGCGCCCGTTAGCCGGTAGCACGCCGTCCGGGGTCAATGGGCCGGTGCATACGGTCATATCATACAGTTCCGTGTCGATGTGATGCACACGGAGCACGGCAAGCATGGGATCGGGCGCGGCCTCCCATATGCCGTAATACTGCTTGATGAACTCGGCGTTATTCACATGCCCCCCAGGATTGCTTGCTGCTGACTATGCCGACAGGTATGATTAGCGGAG